ATTATAAATGAAGCAAACTTTGCCCTTATTGATTATGTATTTAAACATAAAGAAACCACCCTTGCCAGCACAGCAAGCGGTATAATCCAATCAACAAAACGCTCGAAGCGCTCTAAACGTTCCATTGCATCATAGCAAGCAGTCGGCAGAACATCCAGTGCGGTAAGTCTTCCGACTGCTTAATCAATATGTCTAATTGTTCATTCATAGCTATATTTTAGGCACATGTAAGACCATATTTTATTATCTCCCGGCATCCAATCCTCGTCGTCAAACCAAAAGGCATACGCCGCTTCAATAATATCCTCTCCGTCCAAAACCTTGCACAGATCTGCCCAAAAAGCATTAAAGGCTACGTATTTATCCCAACGTGTGCATCCCGACGGGAAATTCTTGTTCTTGGTGGCTTCCTCTATCTGATCTACCGTCCAATATCCACCCTTGTGTTCGTTGCCTTCCTTGTCTGTGTATTCCATATCGGCAACATCGTGCATGGCAAACTCCTCGTTGTAATGGCATCCGCTCATGGCACCGTACAGCTTCCTCAACGCCAGCCAATACTTTTTAGGCTCTTTCTCTTTCATCGGCTCCAGCACATCCGAAAGGATGCGGGTGCTCTCTATCATTACAGCTTCACCCTTGCCTTTGCCGTACTTTTCTATCAATTCATAAATAGTCATAATCTTTTCCCTTTCTTTTAATTAAGTAGTATGTTTCTTATCTGAATATCCTGCTTGCACCTCTTAGCAACACCTCAAAAATGGCGTCCCCGGTAAGGTTTGCTCCCACCTCCCGCCAAAAATTGGGCTTGCTTTGCTTTCTAATTATTTGAAGCAGCAGGTCCTGCTGGCGAAGGTGATGTTCGTTGTTCTTTTCAATGTCTTTTTGTAAAAGTAAAAGAGCCTTGACACCGTCATCCTTGCAGTTACCTATACACTCGTTTAGGTATTTGTCCATGCAATACTTCATGATCTTCTTGTTGCCCATATTGTTATTTCTTTCCGCATGACGGGCATTTAACCGTCTTTGCGGGCTTTGGTTTTACAATTACAAATCTTCCCATAACCGATCGTATTTTTTGTTTATATAAGCCAAAAGCAAATCAATCCATAGTGCGGCCAAAGCGCACAGAAAAGAAACAAGGATGCAACGAATAACCGGACCTCCGCATGCAATGCTGTAAGCCAGCGTGAGCCAAAAGCTGATACACTTGCTGCATTTCAGCTTCCCTGATAAGCGTCCTATCTTTCCCGGGTTTACCGGAACAAGTCTTTTCAAAACACCTGATATGGCGTCAAAAAGTCCCAAATAGATGAACAGGCATACGGAAACGGTTATTATCATTGCATCCCCAATCATACACTACTTGTTTTTGGATGATTTGGTTTCGTTTGCTAAGCTTTCATCTTCACCAAGCAATGCAGCTACGGCAGGCGCAGGAGCAGGGCTTGTGACAGTCAGGCCGAACTCTATTTCCACCGCATTTGTTTTCGTGCAGCAGTCTTGTACGTTGGTAGGACTTACCAGCACATTAGGCGTAACGGTAAGCGTTGCGGATGTGGGTACTGTGGTTGAATAGAACGGTACGGTAATTGAAGTGAACACTGTATCCGTCTGCGGGCATACGTCACAATTGTTGCATCCGCATACGTATGGCAGATAACTTACCGAACCTACCAATTGGATAGACAGCGAATAAAGGTTTCCGCCTAAAGAATCAATAGACTTTAAAACGGCCCTCATGGTCCCGCTCAAAGGATATTGGGCGGTGATACAGATGTTCCGGTTACGACACAGATAATGAATCAGGTCAATGTAATACATTATTGGGGATGGTGTCGTAGTCCCTGTGGCTACGGGGACAAGCTCCAATACGGAGGTTTGTCCCGATTTGTTTTTACAACAGCTCATAATGAATCGTTTTTTTATTAATGTTATTCAGCAACGGGTTCCTCTGCTGATTGAGGATATTTCTTTGGGTCTGCAACTTGGTGATTCAACTCTTTGGCAGGCACAGGTGCATTTGCTTTCAATAGCACATCAAGTTTTGCTTCAATGTTTATCAACCGTTGTTCCGTAGCTATCAGGAACTTATTGTTTGATACTGCTATCTCGTAAATGGCTTGTATGTATTCGTTCATATTGTTTTGTTATTTAAAATATTTGATGATTTGATTTTTTACAAACAGGTTGTCTTTCCATTTAGGAACGCACTCTGTCAGCTTTTGGGCTGTCACCGCTCTTCCCTCGGCAGCATGTTCGTTTACAAAGTTCTGCAATGCCTTTGAGGCTGCATCCGCTTCTTCCTGCGTATCGGCATATACTTTAAAATTTATTTCAAATCCTTTCATAGTGCATTTGTTTTAATTACAACGGAGGCAGAGGCGGTGATACTGGAGCAGCACCCGAAGGCGGCATTCCACCTCCTTTTTTCAGGCTTTTCAAAAACTCTATACCTTGCATGATATCGTTCTGATTTTCTTTCACCCAACCGAATATCGTTCCGGCAGTATCCCTTACCTGTTGCATGGTTGTGGGAGGAACAATATCAAACGTAGGCAGCTCTTCCATGTCCTTAGCGAGAAAATCATACAGCTTCTCCGCTTCCTCTACGTTTCCTTTGGCTATCATCAGAGTTTGCATTTTCAGTGCAACCTTACTGGTAGGCTTTATCATTTTCAGCATTTCCATATTGTATTTTTTCTTTCTCCAAAACATAAGTAGCAATGTTTTTTGTAAAAAGGGAAAGGCTTAGTGCGCCCTTCCCCGATACCGAAATGCAATTAGCCGTTGCAAGGACATCCGCAAGGCTGCGGTGCGCTGTACAATGCTACGGGCTGCGGACACATCTGTGAGCGACCAGTCAAACGGTCAGCCACGATCTGTGCTTCTGCCTGTGCGTATGCGCTTGCTCCTGCTCCCGCCAAAGCGTTAGCCGTAGCGCCTGTCTGAACATTTACGTAGTCAATCATGCGAGGTTGCTGATTTACACGTTCTGCGCGTTCTGCAATAGCCAGTTGAGCCAGTCGGTCAATGTCTCTTTGGTTAGCTTTGCTTCCCTGTGCGGCATAAACGCCACCGAAAATCCAAGCTCCGATACCAGTTAACAAGGCTGCACTACCGATAGTAATAGCTGCAATTGATGTTCCGCTGGGTCTCTTTGCTGTTTTTTCAGCCACCATGAAGTGTTCGTAGGAACTCATGTCGGTTCCGTCGGACATGGCTTTCATTGCCATTAAATCTTCTGCTGTCATAGTCATAAAATATTTATTGTTTCAAGGCAGCCCGATGTAGGCTGCATGACAAAGGACGACAGAATCAATGTGCTATTATAGAAGAAACGAGCGGGTTATGGGCAAGTTCGGAGCTAATTTCGTGCAGGCAGTTTTTTACGCTCCACTTGTTTATCTTTACATCAAAATGGTTGCGTATCCTGTTTACCGACTGACGGGGTATCTTAGTTTGACGGGATATTTCCTCGTCCGTTAAAAACTGCGATAAGAAGTACACCAAAAGATAGCGCGCGTCTACGCATTCTTCTTTTTTACTGTCTATCAGTTCCAATTCTCCAACCCCTGTATGCCTGCATACCGTAGACATCATAATCTGATACAAATCTCCTGTTTTCATATTATTCTGCTTTAAAACATGTAATTATTAAAAACAAAAATCACAACCCGGCGTTATTAAACTCGAAAGCCTCGTAACAACTCGGATTGTGATTGTTGTCTCTTGTGTTCGTTTCGCAGACAGAGAACAAGAGATAGGGGCTTTCTTTCTACTCTAAGCCCCGAAAGAGCGTCAGCTAAAGCCAACTTCTACACTTATTTCTTTTTTATCCTTATGGCAAGCCAAATAACGGCCAATGCGACACATGCAATGTTTAGCATCATGCTCGCACCTCCGTAATTGATTTTAAACCGTTCCCACCATGATAGTTTCCTTTCCACAGGATAGGGCTTTGGCACTTCAATTCTTCTTATCTTTTCAATGAAGTAAGGTATCTTGACCGTCACCGTAGATTGGGGATAGATGCCTAATGAGTGGTTCAATATCCCCTTATTCCAAGACGCATAACTATAAGCATACGGGTTATGCAGGAATGACACAGTATCGCGGGTAGATACGCTGTCTTTATAAGGTATCAGCTTCTCCTGAAACGTTGTATCGTGGTAGACTATACTGTCAAGCACTTTGGTTTCAACAGGCACATAGATCGTCCTCGTTCGGCACGAAGCAAACACGAACACCAGCAGCATAGCCAGCAATCCAACAGACGCCCAAAACAATAGATTTCTTAGTTCTTTCATGGCAAATAGTTTATAAGTTACGAAATAGAGGAATCTTCATTTTTCCACTCCCTGCTATTCAGGATGCTACCAAGTTCTCTACTGTTATGTTCGTAAACCGTTAGTTTATCTTCGTCAGTTAACACAGGGGACACGAAGTCATAATGAAGAATAACCTTACTTCCGTTCACACTCTTACGCGCATGCTCAGGTACTACTATTCCCTTTTGCAAACACCATTCTACTGTTACAATTACATATTTCATCCGTTTAATCTTTTAGTCCAAATTTCATTTAACTTTATCTTCTCTTGCTCTATTTCATCAGGAGTGAGAGATTTATCGTAGAGGGCGAAGTAGTAGATAGCAACATTAGAAAACTCCTGACATCTACCTAAACTTAGATTATATGCATTCGCTCCTAAACTCAAAATATTTGTATCTGATGCGTCTCCTGCTATGATATTTCTATCATTATAGGCGGTCTTACTTTGATATATTATTTGATTTGAGTTAAACGAATCAACTGCATTATCTTTTCCAAAAGAATATAAAGCCTTACTACCATTAGCAGTAACTCTTTCAATAACAAAAGCACCAAAACTTCCTATATTATCAGGATAAGTACGTTTGGAAGCAACAGCAGAAGAGTTGTTCGTATTAATTATTTCTCTCCTGCATATCACTGTATAATCCGTTTGCATCGGCATATTGTCACATACAGCATAATCATCTACACCATCGAATACAAGAGAACCTGCGTTGTCAGGAAGAAATTCAACAGTAACATCACTAATATCTTCAAAACTTATTAATCTAAAATCTCTAATGATAGCCTTACTGGAGCTATTTATAGGAGTAATGTTGTATTTGTATGCAGGAATAGTATGTATGCCGTTTGTTAATTTGCTTATAACAACAGGATAAACAGAAGTTTCGCCATTAAATTCGTTTCTATTAACCAAAACATTTGAGTTATTAGGGATACCGCTAACTTTAATTTTAAAAGCAGGGATTGTTCCTGATAATACTTCTCCCACTCTGCCTTCTATCCCTTTGGATTCCGATATTGGATTACCTTTTGCAAATATCTTAAACGTGTTTTGATTGACATAGCTTATGCTCGATCCTATATAGTTTGTCCTATCATAAACATATTTCCCAAATCCACTACTTCCAGCAAACGCAAAGTTCTTCAGTACAAGTTCATGCCCCTTGTAACCCTTTATCGAAGCAGGAGGATTATCATTGCTGTATCCTGACATAAGCCAAGCGTCAACAAGGGACTTGTGAAACAAATTCCCCGAACCCTTAGCGCTTGCAGAACCGACACCCGGCAGACGTATGGTGTCAATGCCGATGCTCTGAATTGCGACTTTGTTTAGTTCGATATTATTCATTGCCCTATTTTTTTAGCCTCCAACACTTCCGTAAACGATTCAACCGACACATTAACCCCTGCCGGGACATCTACATTGAAAATCAAGTTGGCACTACCGTTGTACGGGCCATAGCCGCCTACGTAGATTGCATCCATGCCGTCAATGTTGGCATAGATATTTAGCGCACCTGCTTCTTCTCTCTTCACCTGTATGGTAACAGGGCCTTCGGATGCGAAAGATGCTACGTACTTGTTTTCCTCGTTTTTGCTGAATGATAAATCTGTTGCTGCCATAATGCTTTTATTTAATTGTTAATAATTATCCTTTGAAATATATGACTTTACCCTTTGTTCCGTCATTACGCATATCAAGATGCACCCACGTAACATCCTGCTCCAGTCTGACAGGATACGGAAGAAGTATTTGGTTTGCCTTAATCCAGTTACGGACCTCAAGATCCGTCATACCTTTTACATCGAAATCAATGCCCGTACCTTGTATGTGTGCCGATACGTACACTTTTTCAAGCCTTGTCTTTTCTGCAACAAGCTGGCAGACATTGCATCTTAACCCTCGTTGTGTCACATTACCGCCTACCTGCCAATTATTCACATAGATAGGCTTGCCAAGTTTCTCCCTGATAACAAGCAGTGTTTCCAACAGGCGGTTATCGAAGAACTGCCAAGCGTTATCACCGAACTTCTCGTACACGTGTCGGCATACAAGTTCCTGAATGTCGAAGTAGTCTTTAATATTCATTTCTTTTCCTCCTTATAAATTAATAGCCGCTTGGTGGTTTGCGATTACCACACCCTCTTACATCACAACGTTTCACCTCGGCTTCTTTTAATTTCAACTCTGTTTCATGTCGCTTGTGAATCTCATCCAGCTTGGCCGATTGCTCTTTACGAAGTTCAGCATAAAGAGTATCTATTTTTGAATCACGTTCAGCCAATCGTTTTTCTAACCAATCCACTTGTTTGCGTTCGTTCTCGTTCTCCGCAGCATCCGCGGCTGCATCTTCTTTTCTGGCATTAGTTTTACGGTTCACCCAAAAGGTGATAGCCCACGTGATAGTAGAACTTCCTCCTATTGCCCCCAGTATTGCCAACCAGTCATTAAGCCCCATTTCTATTATTTTTATCTTTACATTTATTACAAAAATTGTATCTTTGTGTCACGTACAAACTGTAAGCGTAAATTTTATTAATCAGGCAGACTTTAGTTATCAAGATTACTGTTCGTATTGCTCGTCTGCCTTGCCCGCCTTATTCGTGAGAACATGGCGGGTTTTTATAATATATCTTTTAATACGTTTCATTTCGTTTCTATATTAATTTCTTTATCTTTGCAGACAGCATCAATAAACTAACTACTGTGCATCCCCGTTTGGCTCGTGAGAGTGGAACGGGGAATTTGCTTATTTGTTTCATCGTACTATCTGCAAGTTATATTCACTGTCTGAACATCCATAGTTACGAATGAACCTTTATTGTCAGAGGTAGCCTCAAAGACCAAATAAGAAGCGGTGCCGGACCTTAACAGGCTGCTGAAAACCAAATAGAACTCCTGATACTGTCCCTCGGTTGAAGAAGGCTCTATATATATCTGACTGATATTCTGCAAAGAACTATTTGCGGGTTGTCCGAACTGGCTGCTTTGATATGTTCCGGCCACAACAGAGCATCTTATTTTTATGGTCCCTTCTCCTGAAGAAGGCGTGAACGATGAGTTTTCAGGAATAATGTACATCCCCTTCGCCTTACGCTCTATCTTCATCCTTACACAAAAATATCTTGTGCCTGAAAAAGAGAAAGTAAGGTCGCTGTCTCTTGAATACCAAGTAGGATTAACCAACGTAAACGCCACATAGGTAAGGCTTGCCCGGCGGCTGAAATAGTTTACTATGCTAATCCTTTTGAAAAACGGAGTATCGCTGCCATTCCATGGAGCTACAATGCCCGTTCCGCCCTCGGCACTTCCACTTGAGCTTATTTTCTGAACACCCATACATACATACAGCGACCGCCCGACAAGCTGGCTTGTATTCTGCATTATCTGCGAAAGCTGGATCTTTATATATTCTGCCCAGTCGGTAACGTTTGCAATATCTTGCCCTGATATTTGTTTGTAAGTCGGAGCGTCCATTACATAAAAAGGCATACCCGTTTCCAAGTAGCATTCAACAACAAACCTATATCCGGAAGATGTCGTAAAAAAGTCCCTGAAATTAAAATCGGACCCCGAATTTATCATGCAAAAAGCAGTGAAGCTATCTTCATCAAACATATTCAGTTCCGACTTATAATTAGTTATGCCTGTTGTAAACGGCTGGACAGCCGCGGTATTGTACCCTTTGAAATCACCAAGTCGGTAAGGCTCACCCTGTCCGCCTCTCGGAAGCTGATATTCCCAGTTGGGGTAATTTGCTTGAGAAGGGTTTGTGGTAATTTCATAAGCCATTTTATTGAAATACACATATCCCGCCTTCAATGTTGGGGTAACCATTCCCCACATACACCCGTCCGCACGTGTAGGGTCTGTGCTATAATCAAGGTTGAAGTTTGTTGCCTTTCGGTAAGGTTTGTACTTGGCCCACTTGTTGATGTTAGCCCTCGTTTGGAAGAATGTTATCACCTCATTAGTGACACTTCCCCCCGCAGCGTTCAGTATGTCACGTATGTTACCTGCAAGGTTGACATTGGAATCAGGTACAATAGCCATATCATACCTCCTTCCGTATAATGGTGATACCACCAGTAACAGCAATAGACATATCACTGTCACCGTTAATCTCGTAGTCGCCATGTACGACCCTGTCCGCTTCATATAGGCTTTCATCTGCATAACAATTCCAATTAGAGGATTTTACCCCCCCCCTCGCAAGTTATTGATAACCAATAGATTACCAACTACCAACAAATCAACCTTTACCTTTTTCATGACACAACCCCTTCCTGATTAGTTACTTGAACACATCAAAGACACCCTCTATTGCAGTACGCAAGATGTACGGATAGTTCTCCGCATACTTCTTCAAGGCTACTGCCTGTTCTTTTGTGACCTTTGACTTGCCTGTCTTGTAGATTTCGCGGGCTACTTCCACCTCCCCCAATTCCTTAGACTGGGAGTATATCACGTTGGCAAACTGCTTAACCAATACGCCAATCTCACCGTCACCGTCTACGAATATCTTAGACTTTGAGCCGTCAATGTTTTCGATTTCTGCTTTGGCAAAGTCAATATCTCTCAACTCTTCTTTTTCTTTCTTATCTTCCATGATGATTATAGTTTAATGGTTGTACAATTACAATGAAACAGGCTGTGCGGTAGCTATCTTGGCTTTCGTGTCGGCAATAAAGGTATTGACAGCCGCGGTGATGTTGCACTGCTCCTGCTTGTCTCCCACGTTATGGTTGATGCTCAGGTTCTCGTTGCCGTAACTGTTGAAAGTAGCCACCTGTGAGCCGTCTTTCTTCACTGTGCCTGAATTGATATTACCTACAATGCCGTTGTTTATCTCGGCATCCGCTTCAATGTCATAGACCTTAGATTCGTCTACGGAGTTATTTACTCTTACTGTTGCTCTCACTAACTTTTCATAAGCCACTTTTTCTGCGGCGGTTGTTGATGTACTCATAACTTTTGTTTTTATTGGTTACTATTCTATTGTTATCATATTGTCATTTGCATCTACTTGCATCGATGCGATTTTCATTTGGGAAAGGCCGATTATTCCCAGTATCTCTATCCCGGTCTCACGCTCTATGCTGTTTCTCACGCCTGATATGTCGGTAATGAGGAACTGCGGAATATCTTTCCCGCCAAACCGCACAAGCGTATTGCAGTAATACACATCTTCCATTTCACCGCCAGCACCAACAAGAGAGCCGGGGTATTTGCGTCCTCTCACGATGTCGAACTTCTTTACCTTGTCCTCGGCAATAAGCCCAACACTCGCACCTGTATCAATAAGGAAGAAGCCTTTCTTCCCGTTTACCTCGGCTTCAATGATAAGCCGCTTGTCTGATAATGATTTGAACTTTTTCATGGTCTATTACATTAATAATTCTGTATATCTACTGTTTGAGATAGTGTTTGTCCATTGATTACGACAGTTACATTCACTTTCTTTGCTCCGTCAAAATTGGATATTTGAGAACCAAGATATGACTTACCGAAACTAAGGTAGGTATCGGCGTCAATGTACTCGTTGTAAGTAAATGTGTTTATAACAGATTCATACTGAGTATATATAGTAACCTTGATATTGGCCGATAATCTACTGTTGGTATTATTGTATATCTTGCAGTTTACAGATATTACCTTTGTTCCTGTGCTAATCTTAGTAGCGCTTAATTCTTTTAACTCTACTGGTGGCGCGTAATTCTTCAATGTAACCTCACCGTATGTGAATGTTAACGGCGTGAAGAAACCGGACGTAGGAGCCGTACTTGAACCTACATCCTTAACGCTCGAAACAAAGAGGAATGATTTATATTTTCCGGCAGCATGGCGAACCCTGTCAAATACGAATATAGCATTACCCGGATAATTGCCTATTGTTGGGTCATCAGCGACAGAAGCGTTACCAGTAGCCATATAAAACTCTGTACTACCAATCTTTAGCAGTCCGAGACATAAATAGCTATTTCTCCAATCACCAACTACACTACCTCCCGAATTAATATAATGGAGATCGGCTAATGTAAGGTTGTATTGCTGAGACGGTTGTACGTTAACAGGAACCGTTATTGAAAAGGCGGTTGTGCTGTCAGCCATCATTACAGCGTCATTATAAGGTAGATATGGTTGTACAGCTTCAGTATAATATCCCCTGAAGTCTTCAAGTCTTAGGGGTTCCGAAGTGCCACCGATTGGAGGTATATAGGCAAAATAAGGAGTACCACAATTTCCAGCAAGAGGCGAGCCGTTACGGACATAATCAGCCATGTAATTGACATTGTCCCAATACGGAACATTAGACAATCCCCAGTTTCTTGAACTGCGCTCATTATCGGTTACGTTAAAGTTTTTCGGGTATTTGAACGGCTTATACTTCGCCCATTCTCTAATATTTGTATCCGCCGTAAAAAAGCTTGGCGCATAATTGATATTAACATTACCCCCTGCATCCCTCAGCACCGCACCGATGTTGTTTGACAGGTTAATATTGGTATCGGGTATTATTGCCATTATGCTGCCCTCCTTTCCAGTTCGATAATACGGTTTTTCATATCCTCATTCTCGCGTTTTAATCTTTCTATCTCTGTTTCGTGTCTGCCAAAATCCTCTATCAAAAATCTTTGGAAATGCTTTGCGATGCTTACTGAAAAAGCGTATGCCGTAGTGGCATAGTCCATTGTAAGGCCTTTGTCGCTATCTCCTACAAGCTCATTCATCATAAGCTGCGTGTATTGGGCAGACCCTCCGATATTAATTCTGTCGTTTCGGTTATCTCGCCATGTGTAACGCCACAGCGGAGCATTAACCACATAATCAAGAGGAAGAATAAAGCGCTCTATGATATTTTTTTTAGTTTCGTCAGACCCGTACATCGTTATTCCGCCATAGGCGAGAATATCGCCGCTGCATGTTACTCGATTGCCACTTATTTGTAGCCATTGGGCAGCTGCTTTTCTGTTCGTATTGACAGTCCCTAACCATATCTCACTATTTGTATTAAAGCCTATTCCAAGAGGAATAGTACCTGATCGAACAATCGAATAGCAGCAATAGTTATCATTATTAGGAGCGCATGCGTTATAAGCAGCACTGTATGAATCATCAGCATAGTGATCAATACCTGCTGAGTACAAGTCAGACCTGATCCAATTTCCCGAAGTTATTTTACCAGAACAATACGTATCTCCATTTACACTAAGTTTGTAACTTGGCGATGTAGTGCCTATGCCGACGTTGCCGCCACCCATACACATGTGTATATCAATAGGAGAAGCTTGCTGTAACTGCAGAGGACCTACGTAATTATTTATCTCACTACCTCTTCCGCTATCATTTCCGTTGTTATCAGTCTCAATGCAGATATTAAGAAACTTAGCTCCTCCTGTTACATTGTTTGTGCCGTCAAAAGGCTTACTGAATATTGTGCGAGGGGTTTGCAGCTTGGTAGCGGAGTAGACATTACCGTCAGTTGTTGCTAAAGTATGTTGGTAATAATTATAATCATTAGTACCGAAAATAGAAGGGAGACCATCCAACGGGAAAAATACACCTGATGAGTATCTTGGGTATCCGTCACTGTTTATTCCGTCAGCGCAATACAACTGTATTTGCATATTACCTAATGCGTTAGGATGCCCAACTCCAACAAATAGAGTATCGGATGCGCCTGTATTAACATTATTATAACACCAACCTAATACCTTTCTTAAATAAACATTAGTATCATTAGAACCAAATTCATTGTAATAAGGGAAGCCAATTTGACGCATTACTCTATCTCCTACATTACCAAGATGTTTACCGTCCAACAAATCCGCATCCAGCCCTGAACCTGAACCGTCGTTGCCGGCATCCCATATCTTATTACCAAGTCTTGTTAATGTGCCATCTTTTGCGACGTTAAACAAAGCTCCAAGATTTACATCATCCTCATTTAGCACTCTGAATACAGAGCCATTATCGCCTGCGCCAAATGCTGTAACGCAATCATTTGTTATGGCTAATCCTCCAGTGTCATTAGGCGAGTCATAACCATTAGTCTGTATGTATAGAGCCTTAGTGTTGTTAGCAGCACTAATATCGTGCATAACAATACCACTAATACTTGCATCTCTATAACCTATGATATAAGCTGCACCTGAATTAGCAGAAGACCTACCATAAATATCAGAATCATTTGACATTAGCAATGTTCCTGTCATCGTATCCCCTGCCTTGTTGACAAAAAATTCGTTACACTCACTCTTGCTGTATACTGTTGTGTTTATCTCGTGCTTCGTATAAGCATCCGTAATCCCATATCCCCCCAGCGTAGTAGGATGAGAGGACAACTCATCAAACGAATAACTCGGCTTGTTCGGCTGCTTGGCCCAAGAATACACGTCACTTGCTGGCAATGTGGTGGGGTAATTAGGCAATGTAATAAGCTTTGTTTCCTCGTTCGGGGAATAGGTTGTTCCGTTAAGTATAATCCCGTCTACCGAACCACCGCCAACACCGCCTATTACGCTTAATACACCACCCTCTTTGGACAATGTGGTATTGTCAATCGGAAGCGCATCAAGAATGGTGGATGCCGTATGACTGCCTTGTGCGTACATGGTAAGACTACCCGTCAAAATCAAATCACCGTCTAACTCAACAACTCCGTCAGAATGCTTCTTCACAAGTATATCACCGATATTTAAGCCGTTTATGAATGACTTGATACCTGTAATGTCCTGTGCACCTGATTTGGTTACGTAATCGGATAATAGTCCGGATATGTCGTTTTTGGTGTAGGCGTCTGTGATGCCATAACCTGCAAGGGTGGTGGCCTTATCCGCCTTAACGGAGAGTAATTCAGCTAACGTGCTTGTCTGCGTCTGACCTGCAAGGAATGATTCAAGCTCTTTCCATTTATTGATGATGCCGTCAGTATCAGTACCCTCCAAGAAGTTATCTACCTTAGCGGACAATTGAGACAAGGACGATGAAGTAGCATAACCGCCAAGTGTGTTATTAACCCATTGCTCCGTAGCATAACCGCTTAATGAAGGATAGTTAGGCAAGGTGATTATTCCGTCCTCATTAGGAGTGTAAGTATCACCGTTAACCACTATACCATTGGCAGTACCCTTTCCACCTGTTGCGACAAGCTTTCCGTCAACCCACTGTATTGTCACACCGTCTATTGGGAGACCTTCGTAGATTGAAGGGACTTGGACATCTGCGCCTGCGTACATGGTTACTCCGTAGGCGGTAACAACGGGGAATTTTGAATAAGCGTACTTAGCCCCACTTTCATCTTCTTTGAATTGCCAGATATTCTTTATTGCTGCAAATCCATCCAACATCATTTGTTGGGTTCTGTTATACGACTGCGTGAGGGAAGTAGTCATATCATTAAGAACAGAAAGCAAGTTTATATCCTTATTGGCGGATATAACCTCTTCTTTCAATTCTTGAGTGTTTCCCTTAATCTTCTCATTGCCTACTGTAATAGACTGAATGTATTTAAAATCTATCTTGGTAACAAGCTTTATTACACGAGTAGAGAAAGAATATCCTCCATTTACATAGGTAATTTTCCGGCCTATTGATAAATCAGGGTTATTCTCACTAAATGATATTGGGTTAGATGAAAACTGATAATTGTTTAGATCAGAAGATAGACGTGATATCTCCTTATTCATTTCCGATTCAAGCTCCAAATAGGCAGAACCTGTATATTCTTCCGGCATGCGGATGTTGAATAAGATAATCTCATCACCATTATTAGGGATGAGTGACGTTATAGCAGGTATGATATACGTCCCTTCCTCCTTAAACTTGATTTCATAATCCCCAGGAGTAAGGATAACACTTGTACCGTCAGCACTTGATACCGTTTCCGCTTTGTCATGATAAATAAGCTCAAATTCCCTTCCTTGAAGAGCGCCGGATTCAAAATGAACAGACAAGGCTTTTCCTGAAATCAACATACCTTCTGGGTTGTCCTTGCTGTAAATAGTGTTGTTTAAGACAAATCCCGGTACTTTGAAATACCATATTGAATATTGGTCGTATATAGGATTGCCTTCATTATCAGTACCTACCTGAACTTTTTCCCCATCTTCCCCGATAGTCCACATAAGACGCACACGCACATCGGATATTTCTAAAGATGAAGAAGGATAGACATTGTCGAATATTAATATCTTTTGAAATATTTCTCCTTGCTTTAAATCAGGACGAATATCTTTGTACCCATTAGGATATTTAACAGGATCAAGAGTGAGACGTTTGTTTACCAAATTATTGACATTAGCCCCTTCATAGTCCTGAACGATATTCCTTGTAGATCCAAAGGCGTAAAAACGAGTATAATACCCCTCCTTACCGACTGTAACGGTCGGTACTGTAATGTTCTTGCCAACTTCAAGCCTAACGGCAATTCCATGTTCTGCTTTAGACAAATGAATTACCTTGTTAGCTTTATCTATCCACCATTCAGTCTCAAAAGCATTAGCTATACTATTCAGGGAAGAATAGATATCAACCGACTGAAAAGACAATGTAGCGGAGGCAGAAAGTGACGCATCAACCGTATAAGTCCAAGTCTCACCTGTCTCATTTTTAATCGCCTTACAAATTGACGACATAAAGTTTGCTGGATTATCCGTTAAAGTCCAATCCGGTTCACGACCTATTATTACATCATCGGAAGAATAAGTGTACATGAAAAATGAGACTTTAGCCCAATACATAACCACAGACTTAAACAAAGGCTGGTAGGAAAACTCTTCCTCGCTCTTCTGTATGGGAGAATATGGCTCAAGAAGAGAATACTTTTCACCGCCATATTCAATATAAGCCCCCATAGGTAATATATCTGATTTATCCGAATTCCATGACAAAACAATATGGTCGGACTGCATGAGTTCTTCCACATGTTCGCAAGATTCAGTTATAGGAACTGATAATAATATTTTTCCAGATATGTCTTTGATGTCTATCATAACGACATCAAATTTCGGGTATAAAAAAAAGAAGCCCTAAAAATTAGAGCTTCCAAACGTGACATCAGAAAGGAGGTCACAAATTAGGTTCTATTGGCAGGATTTGGCTCGCAAAACTTCATCGAAACTTTGCCAAAACTACGATATGCACTTTGCGCATAGGTAATATTTTTCCCAAGATAAATCAGATGATAAATCTCATTGCTATTATCGGGAATTTGAATATCAACTGCACCTTTGTACAATTCTTCAAAGAAAGATTTTTTCTTTGTTTGATAATCAGTTTGAGAACTTCCTTCAATAGTGAACGACAAGGTTATTTCTCGTTCATCCAATTTAGGATTGGCGATAATTACCTGTTTTCCATGTTCCAACCGGGATTTATTTTCAATAAAATCTTTCATAGGGGAAGAAGCTCCGATTGCATCAAGGAAGCCACGACCCATTCTCACACCCCATGTGGTATAAGCATCTTTTCCGTTTATCAACAACTCATTCATAATTTATAAATTTGATGTATTCTTTTTTACTTCTGCAATATCCGCCTTAATCTCTTTCAGATACTTAGCAGAGTTTCCTGTATTCTCTGAAATTTGTACAAGTTCAAGATAAGATTGAGCTATCAAATCTCGTGTCTCATCCGCTATATTTCTTGTTTCAATATCAACAGAAAGAACGGCATCCGTTTTGGCAGTTAATAGATTAAGTGATTGAGATTGATTGATGTTTTGCTGTTTAATTTCTTCCACCCCTATCCTTTGTGCATTAAGTTGCCCATTCAATACATCCACACTATCTTGAGAAGCGGCTACGGAATATCCCATAGTTGGAGATTGTTGAGTTCTTTCAATATCCGTATTCCAGCCAAAAGCGTTCATTAGCTTGTCACGTTCAATAAGCAAGCTATCGGCCAACTGCTGTTGCATATCACGAAGCTGTTGAACTTCATTGTCAGAAAGGCCATCTTCGCCATACTTCGCCCAAGTATCATATAGCTCTTTTATTTTGTCTTTGTATTCATTTGCAATAAGAGATTTAAAAATTGCATTTTGCAAATGCTTCTCAAAGTTATCGGCAAAATCCTCATTAGTGCTATCCAAATCAGAAAGTAAATCAGCATATCCGTTTTTAAATTCGTCAAAACTCATTCCTGTGATAGCCTCTTTTTCCTTTTCTGCAATCTCAGTAAGCTGATCTCCATAATCAGCAATATTTTGCAAGTAAGTAACAAAATCCTTATTAACAGTGTCTAAAACAGAAACGAGCTTTTCATCAGTAAGTATCTTTTCTATTTTTTCAGAAGATAAGTCCCAAAGCTGCCATTCCGCCGTTATCTTTTCTCCTGCAAGATCCGATATCCTTTTAAAATCTTCCGGAGAAAGACGTTCCGCAATACGATATCCCAATGAGTGGGACCCGATACTTGCCCCACTTGATGCAAGCTGTTTAATCAATTGGCGCTGTCTACTTATTTGGATATTAACAAGCTGCTCGGCTTCTTCCGCAGCTTTCATGGCTTCCGTACCATAGTTAATATCAATGTATTCCATTTTTTTATTTATGAGTTCATCCCAAATAGTTATAAGGTGTTCGTATTGGGCTTTCATTTTCTCATAACCGGAATAATCCGCGCCGAACATCCCTTCAAGGGCAGACACCATAGAGGAAATTCCGCCAACCGCACTCATCGCACCACCAACTATATCACCTGACATAATCTGACCGACACCTGATGCAGTCTGCCCAAGACCGCTAAGCGCATTAACAGCTCCAGTAATTTTACTATCATCAAAACCGAATATATTGGCAATGTTAGATCCAAATTCGCTTAATGCAGGTGCAAACGATGTTATAGCATTCCCTATATCAGTAGCGCCTTGTGCTATTTTCTGAGAATCATTTCCCGCACTTTTTATTGCTTTAACACCTTTCTCTAAATCCAAAATAAACGATTTCCAAGGAGATTTTCCTTTCAACTCATCTTTTAATCCCTTGATTGCATCTGTAACATCCTTGATGGATATTTCTCCTTTTTCAATCTTTTCAATATCTTTATCAGTAAATCCTATTGATTTTAACTCATCAAAAGTTACATTTGTTCCGTCACTTTCTTTTGTGCCAGACATATATTTAACAAGTGTTTCATACTTGTCTATAATATCTTGAATAGCAGAAACAGACTTATTACTGGCATCTTCAAATAAGTCAGCCATAGCCTTTGTTGACTTTCCGTATTGCTCATCCAACTGTTCAAGAACCTTATTTTTTTCAGCTTCCAACATGGCAGCATCCCCAGCAGTAGCAGCCATTTCTATGTCTTTATTGTATTTTTCAATAATAGCCTTTCTTTTTTGCTGAAAATTACCGTATTTTATCAAGTATTCATTCCACGCCTCCTCCTGTTGCTTTATAGGGGTCTGCTTTTGTTTTTCTAAAATATATTTGTATAAAGTATCAAATGCAGACGTATCAACTGATACAGAAGAAGCGTCAAAAGTTTGCATTTTATAGCTCTTATCTTTGGATGATTTAGCTTTTTCCTCTGCATCAAATATTTGCCTTTGAATATCTACTACTTTGTTGATATAATCTTGTTTCTGTCTTTCAATGGCTTGCAATTCCTTCTTGTTATTAAGTTCACGTTGTGCTTGTTCTTTGTTGAATCCATCTTTCATGGCATCTATACGAGCCTGTTCCACTTGATTTTCTAAGTCTACCTCTAATCGGATACGCTCACGACTGCCTTTTCTTCGGAGTTTGGATAGCTGTTCTTGTAGTTTGAGTTGATTGTTTAATTGATTACTACCATTAGCCAATGAACTTCCGCTCTCATCTCCCGTTAACGCCACAATATCTATTGACTTAGCCAATTCCTTATTTGCCTTTTCCAACAGAACGACTGCTTTTCTGTTCCTATTCAAGGCCTCAGTTCTACGATTGTATTCGGCTGCATCCTCTGTTAATCCTTCAACTGTCTGTGTCACTGCTCCTGCAGAAGTATTCATTACAGTTGTTCTTCTTTCGGTGGCTTTACCACTATTAGTTTTTTCCTTATTCCTATTAGTCCAATTGGCATCTGCATTTATGGCTTTCTGCAACTGGTATATTCTGTTGTAGTTCTCTTCTATTATCTTCATTGCTGCCCTTGCTTGCGCAGCTTTCAAAATATTTTCTGTCAGAGACTTGTATGCGGAAGCGGCATTGCCTGCCAAAATAGCCTCGTTGGATAGGTTGCCAAAATAAGAAGGGTATTTTTTTTGTAGTTCATCTGCAGCTTTATTCCTTTCTTCTAAAGACCTCTTATGATTTTGGGTAATCTCATACAAAGTATCCAATTCTACACGTTCTTTTGCAGAATTTTTTGCACCTTCTGACATTATTTTACTAAGATTCTGTTGATAAGAGGCTACATCTTGTAAGGCATCTTTTGCCTTGAATAGCCCAGCTACCCAATCAACAACCTTATCACCGTATAAAGTGAGAAGAGTAATACCAACTGTTAAGGCTGTTTGCCAACTAAATATAGAAGAAACGACCTGTTTCCACACCGGAACAGCTTTCTGACCACTATTCTTTAGTTTGTCATACTGCACTTTCGCCCGTTTTATTTCATCTACCAATATTGGAATATTATTAGATATTGCAGAAAAGAAAGTTCTTGCACCATAAGCCAACGAAGGGAGTTCTCTGCCTATTTGTTGAATACTAATATCTAAACCGTTCCAACTACTGGCATAATTTCCTATGTTTCTTTGATGATTTCCAATAGACGCATCAAGTTGCCTTATCTTAGCATCAGCCTGATTTATAGAAGCAAGAAGTTCCTTACCAAATGGAGATCTTCGTTCCTCTTCTGTTAATTCACGATAGGTCTGTCTCATTCTTGACAAAGATTGTGAAAGCCCATTCATGGAAGTAGTAGCAGCATTATCTAATTTGGCATTACTATTTAAACTTTGCCTTACTTCTGCCAACGCTGTTTTATGGGTTAACAAAGAGTTATTTAATTGCTCAAGTCTTTGTTGCTGACTTCTTGATAATACAGCAGACTGCCCCTGTGTCTTGTTTATCTGTTTAATCTCCGCTTGAATTAAACGAATGGCATTTTGTTCTTGAACCATCCGTTTTATGTTTTGGGAACGAGTACCAATAACCGATTCTATTTCACCCTTCAATTCATCATAGGCTTTCGCTTGCGCTTGAATACTTGCCGTTTCCGCATTGTTAGCTGCTGCATTAGCATTTCCACCACCCGATTGGGTATCTACACCAGCAGCTTTTGAAAACCGTTCTTGAGCCTTTAAAATTTTATCAGAAGCATCATTTATTCGTTTTGTGGAAAGCATGATCTTTCCTTCTGCTTCTGAAATCTTCTTTACCAATGCGTCATATTGCGACATCAAAGATTTTAGCTGAGCTTCCATTCCCTTTGCTATGTCAATATCCACTTTGACATTAACACCCTTTAATGCCTTTTTCACATTCTCTATTTCCGCTTTGATTTTTTGCAGCTTTCTAATGTCGCTATCAATTTCTACAAATATTCCCGCCATATCAATTAAATATTTTCTTTTTAATCATTCTTTCTGCATATAATTGCGCCGAATCAAGCACATCAAATCCTTTGGATCGGACGAAACTTGCGTATTCCATTCCATCAGCCAAATACAACCCATCCTCCTTGTTGGCATATATGAGATAGCTTTTCGTCTTTTCTACTGCTTCTGAATGTACTCCTTCACCATACACTTCCAACGCTATAATTTTCCCATTACGGACAACACAGAAACCAGGAGCATTACGCAAATTGAAAGTATGATTCTGATATTCTTTTAAATTACCAGTTCCATTTGCATTGTAAGCCACACGAATAGCATCTTTCCCTATTTCTATGAGTTTGGAGAAGAAAGCATCTTCTATCTGCTCTTCAAATTCTTTCAATCCTGAAATATCCCCTTTTATCTTCATAATATATAAACAACGCACCCCAACCTAATGAGGTGCGCTGACTATTTTTAAGCTGCATCTTTACCCAAAAACTTCTCTACAAAGTAAATTTGACCCTTACCAGTCACTTTGGTGGTAGTAGTAACTAATACAGAGCCATCCGGTTTAGTGATTGAAGTTTTCTTCAATTCAAAAAGTCCTAATTTCATAGCCTTTTGCGTTGGCTGATTGTAGTAGTCACCCTTTTGGCAAAGATAACCATTCTCACGCATCCAGTTAAACAAACGGTTCTGACCGATATTCACTCCATTTTGTTGCAGTATCTTTGCCAATTCAGCAACCAAGCAAGAACGTTGAGAAGTTGAAACAGCATCGGCAAAGAGAACTTTTGGTGCATCTTTTTGTATCTTCTGTTCGGCTTCGATACGCTTCTGCTTTTCTTCTTTTAGATTAGTTGCAAGCTGAATTAGAAAATCGGGCGAAGTCAAAGCCTTTTCAAGAGTTTCGTTGGTCATGTATGCACCATGTTTGCGAATTGAAGGCAAAATTTCGCTTGTCACCCATTTACGAAAAGGCTTTGCTTTTTCGCTGTCACTGCGAATTATCACATCATATAAACCGCTTTCGGTTATAAATGTAACTTGTTGTTTCCCACCTTCTGTAAGGGTGTCCATTTGGCGGACATCCTCTAAATCCAGTCGTGACTTCACATTTCTTGCGTTAGCAATGCCTATAACACTGCACACATCTGCCAAACAAAACAAAGGCTCACTACTCTCATTCATTGCAATTCTTACTTTTCCGAACTGCTCATTTTGGAAAATCTGAATATTATTCATACTTTTACACAGTTTTAAAAATTAGACCCCACCAAAGGACGCTCCTAACTTCATCCGATGGCGGGGTTTATATTTTTCAGCTGTTAGGATAGCTGTGTTACTTTTTGTTTGTAAATTTACTACCAACCGACTGCATGACCTAAAAAGTGTCGCGCATAGGCACGACAATCGGCTTATTGTCGTAAATCCATTACAAACTTATTGTATAATCGTGTAAAGAAGTAATTTTCCCCTATCGGGATTGTGACAAGCATTCCGATGTCACAAAATACAGGAGGTGGTCTTATACAAAGGTTCATGGCAATAAATTTATCTTAATATAGCAGCCGCCTTATCCAGCCTGTTTATATACTCTTCCTCATTCTTGAACTCTGACCGGGCAAAGTCACGAAACGCCCTAATCATTTTCATTGCAACAACTTGTTCAAGTGGGGTAAAGCCGTATTCTGGGTTAATAAGACGTGTAACGGCAAAACATCTATAATTGTAGCGTACCACCTTATTAGCCTTGTATCCGTTAGGATAATACTTGTCAATCATATTGTGAAGGCTTGTCCTGTACATCCTAATAATTGCTTGTCTGATTGACAGTACTTTTTGTTCAACCATAGCTCTAATAAATGAGTGTAAATCATTTATGAACGCACCGAACGTACTTTCTTCAAACGGTAGGTAACTTTGGAACTCGTTTGCCATTCTTGTTACTTGCTTGCATTGCTTTCTTGATAAATAAAAATTTTTCATACTGTAATATTTTAGTGTTTATAATTTTTTAATCACCCACATAATGAGCGCCGAAACGCCCGTAGCTATATGGATTATAATATGCTGATTGGGGTATTGACAAATCATCATAAGAACTACGTTTTGCTGGTTGGGCTAAAGCCGCTTTCATGGCTTCTATTTCTGCTTTCCGTTCTTCTTCATTAGCTACGAGCTTCTTTTCGTTAGCCCAAGCAAGCTTTAAACAGTCTGCCCAAGTCTTTACACCATGAGTAAGAGAATACAACTTCATGTACTTCTTGATCGTGTGGGCTTCTCTCATTATCTTACTTAAATTGTAGCGTTTCATATCTTTTATTTATTGGTTTAACTTTGATGATGCAAATGTAATGTTTTAGACATTACAAAACAAAGAAAAAGTAATGTTTTATCTTTATCTTAACATTAATTAGTAATGCAAATAGCATTACTAATATAAGAATAAGTAATTTTGTAACATTAAAATTTATAGATATGGATAATATTGAAGCATTACTAAAAGAAAAGGGCTTAACAAAAACGGCTTTTTCGGATTTATTGGGAATTAAAAAACAAAATCTTAATGGGTTAATGAAAAACCCCACATTAGAAACTATTAAGAAATTCGCATCGGTTTTAGGAGTTGAGACATGGCAACTATTCGCCAGCCCAGAAGAAGTACAACCAAAGAAAGACGATCTTTCCCTTACTTGCCCTCACTGTGGAAAAAACATAAAAATAAAGGTGGAATAATTATTTGTAATCAATCTAAATTATAAACATTTCCTTCATATATTTTGGACGCATTTTTATTTATGTGTTCATTTGTTCAAAAATACTAATTAAATTATAATTATATGAAGAAATGTTTGTTTATATTGCCTTTTTTGGTGGCCTTGTTTTTTACATCATGCTCCAGTGATAATAACCCAACAGAAGACAATGATAAAAGTATAAAGAAAGATGTTTTAATTGGAACATGGGAAAGTGGTAACCATTTTGTTTCTTTTAATCAAGACGGTTATTATTCAGCATATATAGCAGATGAATTTATAGATAGCGGTGATTTTACCCTAAATCAAAATGTGGTATCATGTAAAAATAATTATTTTAATAGAAATTCCACTTATGCAATAAAGAAAGTATCAGAAACGGAACTTGATGTAGATATACTATACAAAGATTTATATGGAGACACTCAAGAGAAGAGTATGACTTTCACCAAAACATCTACACCACCTTCCTCTAAAGACAATACATTAGACGGAAAATCAATACAATGGTATGCTCTTAATTTTGGGAATATTACAATGAAATTTAATTCAAATAATGCTGGCATAAAATCCGCAGCAAGTGGAAGTGCCGCAAAATATCCGTTAGATTTCTTTTATATATATATTGGCAATAAAATGTACCATCAAATCTTAAGGAATACCTCTATTCAAGTACCAAGCATTGGTGGATGGCCTACAAGTTATAATAAAGTAATATGCTGGGAATTACATTTTTCTGAAAATGGATCAATTGACAGTTTTGAAAAAATTGATTTATAATCTTAATTTTACAAATAGTGAATGAAACCATCAGCCCCTCTCCTTTAGGTTTGGGGCTTTCTTTTATTTTAGCTTATTCTTACCTTTCGCTCTAAAATATTCTTCTTCTGTCACTTCTTCCCTTACAGTACCATAAACCACATGAAGTTTGTCTTTCTGCATAATAACCAAATTGCGATATGGAATGATATTAACCACCTCATCATAAGATAGGTTTAAATTATCCATGAATGACACAATTTGTCCGAGCAAGCAGTTATTTCCTGCTACTTCTGTTTTGCTGTCAACAGGGCTACATTCCTCGCTAAAGCTGACAGCTTGAAAAAATGTTCAGCAGATATTAGAGAGTAAGCCATTTCTAAAGCGTCTGCAAGTTCATCAATACTACCATTAGATAACTCTTTAGATAGAGAGTCATCGCCTTGTATAAACCACGATAAAGCATGAGAAACCGCTTCTAAATTACCAAGATTTATAAACATATCCTTTAAAGTATTTCCCTCCTCTATTTTTGATAAATAACAACTCGCTCCTGCTATTTTTTTTATGGTAGGAGGATAAATAGTGTAGGCCTTTCCTTTTATTACTACCGTTTTAAAATCTGTTCCTATAATGGAACTCCCAACTATATTTGCAGCTTTATTCATATTACTTGATTAAAAAAAGGCGGTGAGCAACCACCCACCGCCATCCTAAATAAACTGTTTTTACATTTACTTCATAGATGCTTCCTGAACTCCTTCTACCGCGGACTGGTCAAACCAAAATTCAGATCCAATACCCTTATTTTCCAATGCGACAGCGGTAACTCCAAGACCAATATTCTTTTCCACAAAGTTGCCCTTAGCAACAATATTTGCTTTTGTCAAAACAACATAGTTGCCAGTCTTTGTTTGAGCAATAATAGCCTTCTCAATTACATTGGTTGATTCCGGGCGTTTCCATCCCACAGCATTATCTTCCGAAGAAGCCTTTGTTCCTGTTGCAGTAATAGCTTCACCACCTTGCAAGTCGGCTTTTTCCATATATGAGTATTCACCCATTGTGAAAGAAATGGTGGGGATACTGTTTTTAGTCTTGTCAATATAGTAGGTTTGCCCTGTCAATTCATTGACATATTCCGTTGTTTCCGGGTCTGACTCTTCATATCCCCACGTATCTTGGTGAGAATTTAGCACTTCTTTTGCACCACCGCTTGCAGCGATCAATGCCTTAATAGATGCAGCAGTTACAGCCGCATTAATCACATCAGCGTACCATATACGCTTAATTCCGATATACTGTTTCTTAGCCATATTAGTTTACATTTAATACTTCAAATAAAATCCTTACATTCACATAATGACACTTCAAAGCTGTGTCCACTTCTGTACCGATTGATTCGATAGAATACTGATAAGGAATACCGTTATAGGAATTTACAACATCTCCTAATATTTCAACAGATTGATGTTCAAGTTCTGCTATTCGGATAAGATTAGCGATACCTATACCAACATCAGGAACGCACAAGTTTACTTCTACGAAACCTTTCTTCCAATAAGTATCAGGAGACTGGCTTTTAGGCCGGATAACAATTCGTTCCGTTTTCATCCGGTAATCAGTATCATCAGGAATAAGTGGAATATTACCTTTTTGATAAATCTCCCCTATCCCGAAAGCCTTGCAATCCCGGTAGAGAATGTTTCCTATGTCAGTAGTTACTATCATCGTTCAAATCTATCTTTCAATCTTTTTTCTGTCCTTATCGCTGCACTTCCTGCAACTTCAAAGCCTTTAGACTCCACGAATGACGCATATTCAGCTTCATTTTTCAACGTTAAGCCCGACCTGTCAACCTCATATCCGTTTGATGCTCTCAAATGCCCTGTTCGGTCTGTATAACTTCCGGTTTTCTTAGCATCTTCAACAAAAGCCTCTCCTTCTTCTTCCATACCAGAAAGAACTTCCGATTCTCCCTCATTGAAGAACTCGTCTATATCCGAAAAATCAAAATCTACTCCAACCATATCACTCTGTATGGGAAATAGTTAGTCTCCAAAGGACTTTTAACAACACCTTCACCTCTTATGCTTCCGTCAAAATTTAAGCAACGAACTTCTGCTCCTGCTTCAACCTTTGACGGTTTATCAAAGACTATCTTGTACTTGAAATCATACAGAAAACCATTGACAGATACTTTCTTTTCCGCGCTCACATCATCACAACGGCATTTACATACATCCTGCCAGCTTTCACCACCGGTTCCAGGAATAGATCTTCCGAACTCATCCTTATCCATCGGGGTGATAACCTTAACCTGCAATATGTGTGGAGCGAATATCATAAGAATGTCACTTTAGGTTTATCCGTTAATTCATCAGTCAATCCATACTGTTTGCACAGAAATGAATAGTAGTCCTTAATTCCTTTAATGTCCCAAGACATCGAAAAACCGCTTTCACTGATTGAAGTAGCACGAAGCAAAAGAGAGGGTATGAACTTCGCAATCGCAACAGAGACACGATCGTAGCAATCATTGTTCATTTCATCCTCTCCGCTTATCTTCGAGTTCAGACACATATCCAGAAGATCAGCCTCCGACAACTGAATGCTGAAAGACTGAAACTTCTGTGATATGTATTCGTTTACTGTCATGCGTTCATTTTTGAAAGGTCGAAATTCACAATCTTATTCGGAGCGATAAACTCAGGAACCCATTCAGCGGTGTACTCCATATATCTACCTTCCTCATCACGATAGTTACATACGGACATCTGGCCTTCGGCTTGGCTATATGTGCGTCCCGGAACAGGATCGGTCATTACGTAAGGCCTGTGATGGCGCATACGCATTACGTTATCATTTTGTAATAAGGTAATACGATCATCAGAGTAAACCTGTACGTTTTCTCCGTTCTGATTTTCTACGTAATCCTCCTTGATCTCAATTGCCGGAAGCCCAATACCTGTAAATACACTTGACGCCATTTGAGACGTAATTAAGCCACCGCCAACATAGAATTGGTTACTTCCAAGAATCATCTTGAAGGTTTGGCCGAACTCTTTGTTGCCGACAATATTTTTATTGAAAGTGCTACGAGACATAATCATCTTTGAAAAAACCCCATATTTAACTTTCAAAGCTTCAATTTGCTCTTTAAGATAGGAGATGAACTTATCCTTTTCAGATGCTTCCGGAGTGATAAAATGGAACGGCAAATCAATATCAAGGACTTCAATATTTTCTTTGTTGTCTGCCAAATGAACTTTTGCCTTACCAGTCATTAATAACTCACCAACGACAATATCCATACGCTTGTGAGGAGCAAGCAGGATTTGACGATAATCATCAAATATGAAATCTATAATTTCATTCAAGATAGTACGCTGATCGGCAGTATTGGCAGCATTGAACTTGTCAAGGATGTCCTGCAATTGGGACAGCCGTTCAATATCCATCTGATAACGGTCTCCCAAATAAGCAATCTCAGTATAACCGCTTCCAAGCGACCGTCTTTCACGAATAGGTTTCTGATCGTTCTTGCCAATGATAGAGCCTGCCATCACTCCTGTAACTGTACCAAGATACGTCTTGAATACACGAGTTTTAGTTTCAAGGAATGAACCATATTGCTGCCAATATATTCTATCCAATCTCGTTTGTAAAACACGATCAATAACCGCATTTACAATTTGAGGATCTGTAAACAAAGTTTGTATAGTCAAATTCATAACTCTACTTTTTTAAGATTAATACTCGAATTGGAAACGGTCAGTAAGCCCCTCTTTATCCAATTCATGAATAGGCATAGGGAGTTTAGGCTCTTTAATCTCATACGCCTGCATTAGAAGTGTGCAAAGAACTGGGCCATCATCCTCTACTTTCTTTTCATCGAAAAGGACAAAGTTTGCTGTATTCTTCTTTGCTGTTCCAGCAACCGCAGTAGCCTCAAACAAAATCGCATCTTTAGCGATATTCTCGCCAAAAGCGGCCTTGATAGTCAAAACATCATAATTGGCGTTAGACTTATCAATAGCGGTTACTTCTGCGCCTTTCTTGCCACTACCTACAAACATTCCGATGTAAGCCAAAGACCCTTTTGCGATTTTAATAGACAAAGCGGATTCACCTGTTGTGTACGCTTCAACCACTTTCATATTACGGACAGGAACGATAGTACGTTTCTTTAAGTCCGCTTGTACGGGCGTAAATACAGGAAGAACAGAGCCTACAACAAGATTGGCAATATCCAACTTCCAAGGCCCACTCTTTCTGACACCCGTATCCACACGATAAAACTCTTCCCGCTTGTATTCCGGTTTCAAGTTAAATTTTTGACCTGCTGCCATAAATTTTAATTTTTAGATTCAACAATAGTTTTTGTGCCCTCATTAATCATACTGGCGATAGATTCGTTTTCTTTCTCAATCTTCGTTTCTGCTGATTCGGGAGGGGTTACGCCTTCGAATCCGTCATTTGCGAACTCCTGTTTCAAGTCCTTGAAATAAACATCCAAGTCCTCATCGTCCTTAATGGCACATCGTTTGGCGTAGTTTTTGGGAATACCATACTCCTTAGCCTTTGCCATAATCTGCTCTTGACGGGTAGCTTGCAGCTTTTCTTGCTTCAAGGTGGAAACCTCTGTCAAAAGGCTCTTATTGGAATCAATCAAGGCTTGTGCCCATGCAGGCACATCATCTTTCTTTTCTTCCGGCTTTGGATTTGGGTTAGGATTCTCGATTTTCGTTTTCAATTCGTCCAATTGCTTTTGCAGACCCGATTTTTCGTTTCTAACAGTGTCAATGTCTCCTTGAAAAGCTTTTAAAAGTCCTTCGACCCCACTAATAGCGGTTTCTATTTGACTTTCTTCAGTAACGGTTTTTGATAAGTAGTCGGCCACCCCGTCAAACGCCTTGTCACCAAACCCAAAGGTTTTATACTTCGTTTTTAGTGCTACTAAAATTTTTCCTTTCATACCGTATGAATTATTAAATTTAGAATTTACTTTTCGAAAGTAAAAATACCGCTAATACAGTTGATTAGTAAACATTTAAGACTTTCATCTGTGACATCAGAGCAATTGTCACAAATATGATATAAAAAGTATCCGTAAGCGATATGAAGCAGTATATTGATGCTATAATAGAACATATAGCGTAAGCTATTTGAGCCGCTGCTATATATCCTATTTTTCTTGTACTAAAATTATAACCCCCGTATTTTTTCTGACTAAGGGTCAATTTTCTGTTCCATTTTTCATATTTTCATTTTGTATCACCTGCTCTTCCTTTATTTCCGCAAGTTCCTCTTCCACTCGATCAGAGTTACCCGCAAACATAATACCCTCACGTGTTGACCAGATTCCACCTCTGACAGCGGAAACAGCAGTAGTCACCTTATCATTCAAATCATCAATCATAAATGGAACAACTTCCGTTTCTATATCAATAGTCTGTGATGCCTTACTGAACTCGGATGGATTAATAGCGCCTAAAGCGGTAACAAGGAAATTCACTCTTCGTTGCAAGAAATCGCCTATTACTTCTGCATGATTGGAAACTGCCATGTGTGCTCCCATAAACATAAAACGAAAAGCTGTACCGGAAGCCTTGCCAACGCCTTTCAGAGTTTCGAAAGATATTCTTGGAGTGTTTGACATATCGTAAGCGTTATTCGTCAAAGTTTCAGCTTCAAATTTTACAGTTTCCGGAACTTGGTTCCACGTAAGATATTGAGCATCCGCGCCTTCCCCTGTGAGTTTTACGATTTTATCTTTATTCTTCCCGACAAAACCCTCTACGTCCCCGACTAATTTAAGCAATGGGAAAAAATGGTAGTCTATGCAATCGGCATAGTTGGATAATAGCTTCTCCAACCGAACCCGGAAGGTCTTAATCTTATCACAATAAGGTTCAGGACGGTAAGCATATATAACAGGCAGCTTCTTAAATCCATGTGCAAAGGTTGGTCTTTCCTCGTAGCCTTTAGACAAATCCCATTGATAAACCATTTTGTCGGTAATAGTCATGAAGCAGGTAATTTCAGAATCGTCCATAAGTTTTTTCTTATATTCTCGAGAGAAAGCTATCAAATCCCCCTCGTCATTAAAAAATGGATAGAGCTTATCACCTCTAAACGGAGACCATAATACGCTTTTCAGTTTCTTGGTAGGCTTTACCTTACCTCCAAAGGTAGTCTTAACTTTATTCCAGAATTTAATCCAAAACGAATCATCATCAGCCGCATACCAATATTCAGCCACTTCCTGCTCGGAAAGCCAAGATCGAACAATTTTCTTGTTCTGATATTTAGTTTTATTTGATTTAAATACAGCCTTAACAGCATCCAGCAGCTTTTTTTCTTCGTCATTAGCAGGAGTGCAATCCATTGACGGTTCAATTCCGACTGTGAAGGCTGTTTGGATGTTTACTATATCCTGTTCCAATGGAATAGAGATACGGTTCACCGGTTCGGTCTTATACTTTGCTTCGATTTCATAAGTCTTACCAGTTTTTTCATCGAAGTGTTTCTCAGCTTCTTTTTCAAGAACCTTTCTGTCCGGATACTTCTTTTTGTCAACCATAATTTCATGGCGTTCCGGATTCCAATCGTCCCAAAGTTTACAACAGTCGGGAAGTTCAGTTTTTCTACCTTTCTTCAGGTAGTTTATCTTCTGCCCGATGTCAGGGAGTGCTAATATTTCTTCTAAATTCAATGGCATAGTTTATATTTTTAATGCGTGAATATTCCTGTTAAATCTTTCGGCTTCTGAATCTTACCAAGAAGCTCACCCAATACATAGTAACGTACAGCATCTATTCCGTGATTATCATGGTCTTCCGGTTCGTTGATATAGTTCCCGTCCTTATCCTTTGCCCAAACATACTTTCTGAACTCGCTTTGCAAGTTGTACGAGCGTTTGGTTATATAAATCTCCATATCTTTCATTTTGTCAATTCCGGCATTGATAGAGCCTGCACCTTTCTCTACGGCATATATCTTGATTCCTCCGTTGTGTATCTCTTGAATCAAACGTGGGTCTGCGCTGTCGGCAATGACTTTCAATCCCCACGGGCGAAGAGTCTTGATGATGTCAGAAGAAAGCAATCCAGTACGGTAATCCACTTCATCCAAGTAAAGGGCGTTATCAACGATACCACAACGAATGGAAGCAGACGGGTCATGCGTATAACCGAAGTCTTGCCCGAAAGCAATTTTCTTTGCCCAAGCCGGGAACTCGTCAACAATTCCCCACTTCTTGAACACAGCACCTTCTGCAACGTCAGCCCAACGACCAATAACCACATGAGCATATTTCTCCGGGTTGTTCACCTTCATATCTTCGACCTCTTTCAGAAACTCAGGAGAAAGGTTCTCCAAGTTATCCAGATAGGTTGTATGAATATGAAGCACATTCGGATGAGTGGAGATTTGTACAGGAACACCATCGTAATATTTTATTTTGTGAGTTTTCTCAATGAAACGCTTGTAAACCCAATGGTTACTGTCGCATGGATTCATAATAATTATAATACGATTCTGAATACCTTTCTGCCGAATAGAAAGCATAATCTTTTCAAAATCATCCTCACTTGTCCACTCTTCCGCTTCATCACAAACGAATGTTGTAAGTCCTTGAATTGACTTTAGTTTAGCAGTTTGATTACCAGAAGCGATTTTAATACCCCGAAACATTATAATACTGTCAGAGTACGTATTAATTATGTCAGTTTTAGTAACATCAAAGCATTCGCTTGCAAAGTCTGATTCTATTTTTTCTTGAAATTCTGGAATAATAGACATAGAAGCAGAAGCCATCGTATATCGGGAAAAAAGAATCTTATGTCCGCTCTCAAATGAAAGTCTTTCCAAAAAAACAGAAACATTGTAGCTCTTACCGCTACCTCTACCTCCAGTAACAATAGTAATGAATTTATCTGTATTCTCATACAAATCAGCATAAGGAGATTGAGATATAATACCGAATAGGCTCATTTTTTAACTCCTCCATTTTTCAAAAACTCAATAACAGGAATACTTCCTTTCAGCTTTATTGTACTATCTTGCTTCTCTGCCAATCCTAATTTACGAGCAATTATATTAGGGTTGAATGCTCCTACGATAGCTCCTTCAAGCTGCTGAGTTTCGATTATGTTTTCTATGCGTGATACGACTTCGGAAAATACTTCATATTTCTGACTTGATTTAAATTCGCTCCAATATCCATTATTTGCCCCTATATAAGATAAAAATCCAGATAATGTATATGGTCTTTGGGTGGGACTATCTTCCTTTTCTTTAGTTTTTCCTTTAGTCTTATTTTTAATGACACGCCAAGGGTTATCATCACACCATTGAAAATATTCACAAGCAGCCTCCCACATCAAATCAGGTGTAGAAAACAACGTATCCCGACCATGTCTGCTATGTAATTTCCAAAATTGATTCCCTTTAGGTGCTGCCATAATAAAAATACCTCTGAACTACTATTATTCATTCAAAGGTACTACCACAACCAAAGATAACGAAATATATACAAGTTCTATCTGTGACAATTAGTTTTAAGTCACAAAATCTTTTTCAGATAGGTATCTCTTTTCTCCCTGCACGCTTCTAAGGTAGGCGCACAACAAGAAAACAACTCACCGCTTTCAGTACGATAGTCGTACTGGTACATTCTCACTTTCTTACCTCTCAACTTTGTTGTGTAGGTAGTATAATTCTCTTTACCTGGCTGGCATACGCTGCAACCGTTCTTGTTCATTGAGTTCATAATCGTGTGTATTATGGTAGCCCGAAGGCTACCGGATTAAACTTAGAATTGTGGTAAATTGAAAAGGACTCTCTTCATGTTGATGCCACGTATCAGGCTTTTAAATGCACTTATTTTTATGCTCGCATCATTGGTATTCATACCTCTGCTTCTCTCATGCCGCCAATCTATATAAAACTTCTCAACGCCACATTCAGGCCATAAATCAATAATACGATTTACCTTATTCGTCAAATTTGTAAGATATTTAATCTGCTTGTCTGTTGCTAACATATCTTCTATATATTGCGCAGGGCTTTCGCCCTGCTGGTTAATTATTTAATATCGTAATCTCTTTGTTACCTACTTCTGCATCAACGTTCAGCACTTCATATTTTTGAGCCTTGTAGTTATAAACGACTTCACAAGTATTGAAACCTCTACCATCTTCTCTTTGGTCATAAACTGTGTTTATGTGCTGATACATTTTATTGCCTAACATGAAATTTATTTTACCTGATGTACAGAAGTAGAATGCTACTGCATACTTCAATGTTTTCTTTTCATCAACCTTCTTTGTTGCCATTATCGTATATCTTTTAATTGTTATTACTTCGTTTCTGATGATGCAAATGTATATTGTTTATTTGAAATATGTATTACAAATATTGTATTTAACTCAACTTTAACATTTGATTATTGTAATACAAATATTATTTAATTATTAAAATATGATTTGCGTATTACAAATATTACATATATCTTTGCAATATAGAAAAACAAATATCTGTTGTACAGACGTGAGACACACGTATAAACTGTTTACATTATGAAAACTCAAATCACATCTTTAATCAACGGTACGAGAAACATCCGTAGAGACTTATCCAACCCTAAGTACATTGACTGCCCTAAAGCCACGTCACATATTGGATATGCAGGCACAAGCCTTAAATTGCGTGCAGAAATTGCAGAAAAAGTTATTGCAGAAAACCCTGATGGCATGGATGTTGAAATGTTCGGAAAGAAATTTCATTTGTTGCGTTCGGCTTCAGTATCCGGTAAAACAGTATGGTTTTCCACAGAAATAAGTCCTGATGAATTTATGCTATTATCCGGTTATGCGGAATTTCCATTTAAACAAAGCAAGGAGTGTAAATTTGCATTAGAGATAAACAATGACATGAATGTTTTGCTTCATAAGTGGTGCAGAGCTAACGAAAACGCCACAATGAAGCATAGAGGATATGATTATATAGATGAAGCGTTCGTAACAATAATATAACCAATGAACAGATTTAAATTAGAGAAGAGCAAAGACCTGCCTGGCTGGTGGGTCTTGACTGATACGGAGAACTTGATTGTATGCAAGTTTGAAGAACACGATTACAATGATACTCAACGAATTTCTGTGCTTGAGGAAAGCAAGTTTTTAGGCGATCCTGATTGTGCAAATAAACTTGCGCATATAATGGCCGAAATGGGAGATTACATGTTTTCCCATTGGTATTCAATAGCCTTTCCTGTGCCAACGTTCGAATTTAGAGAAGATGATGAAAATGACAGGTTGCTGCTTATCAGGAATAAATTTCCTAAATTCACAATAGAGATACAGGATGACTGTAATTTAAAGCAGCTTGCTGATGCTTTTAAATCGTTAGGAGAATTTACATCTAAATACAATCAAATATATGGTAGGAATAAAAAATAAATCAGGTGGGAAAAGAAAAGGAGCAGGAAGACCTAAATCAGATAACCCGAAACAGATAATATCACTGCGTATAGAACCTGATTTAATAGAATATGTCAATTCAAAAAAAAATCGGAGTGAATTTATCAATAATTGCATAAGGGAAAAAATAGAACGAGAATAATAATACCCGTTCTATCAATTGATTAGCCCTTTGAATTTTAACCGATTTACGATTTCGGTGTAAAGATAATCTATATCCGCGCGATAATCCTTATAATTATTATAGTTAAACGTGACATTAACGTAAAGGTTTGAAATTCCAGTCGGAGACTTAAATCCTAATATATCAGCCAGTATATCACGAATGCCTTTTGCTATTTTTCCACCAGCCAATGTACTGGGTGAATAAAGAAATAAAATAATAAAAACGAACTTTTGCCGAAAGCATGTACCAGATCTTCTTTCAGGTAATCCACAATTTCCTACAATTTCACAGTACCATTGAAATATCATAGGAATAATACCTAAATCTGATAAAATAGGCTTGATTAATTCTTGCTCTCTTTCTGAAAGTCTTGATTTCTGATCTCTAATATATTTAAGTTCCGATATTGCAGAAAATTCTTTTACCATAACACGATTATTTTAAAAGTAAATAGTATATTTGCATTATAATCGTGTATGGGAGGATTGAGTGGTCGCGCGCTTGGTTCTCCTTTTGTTATTTTACTTTTCTACCCCATACCATCGCATTATACAGCGAGGCGGCATATAGTTTAATCTCTTCGTTGCTTTCCAAGAACTCCACCTTTAGCGCTTCTTTCATTGCGGTGGTATAAAGATTTTGGTCTAATGTATTATCTTCCATTGCTTTTGTTTAAAAAATTAATGATTCTCTCAGTCTCTCGAATATCTTCTCTCTTTCTTCGTATGTGGCTTTTCTTGTTTCGTAAAAAGAACCAAACAAATAAATGTTTTCTCTTCCCGGACTGACTATATATATATGATATTTATCAAAATTATACACCAAGTAATTGCCTCTGTCGAACGAATCAACAACAATAGGATTAAGTCCGGCAACATTGTTCATCAGCTTCTCAACTTCATCGCGGTTCAAGAAGCATTCTACCCACTGCTCGTTATATCGATTGATTATATGGCCGTCATAGGTAACGGCCACCTCGTATGTGTCTTTCCCGTCTGAATGAAACAGCTGTCCTAAAAGCACACTGACGCCATAACCATTCTCAAACTCAACCACTCCCTGCATGTACTTATCAACATCTTTCATCAATTTCATCTTTTTGATAAAATTTACCTCTTCCTCTGTAAAGTAAGGCTTAAACTCTATATCAGAGAAACTGTATTTTCTTTTAACATCTTTCATAATTACAAGTTTTAATTATCTGCATTTCACTTTTGTAAGCCCATATTTGGCTAATCTTAGATACACCGTCCTGACGCTTACATTCAATATTTCGGCCATTCTGCGGGGAGCTATGCCGTCCTCCTTGTACATTTTTGTAATGTTCTCTTGTGAAAGAGGGTCAACAAATGCTTTCCGGGGTTCGGCTATTCCCATTCGTTTACGCGCCATTGCTGCATACGCTTCGTTTTGCTTATCTTTTGTTACGTAGATAACGGTAGTGTTGCTAAGGCGAAGAGGAACCAAGTTCTTTTCAAGCTGTCTGCGCTCCTCTATCAGGTTTTCTGCATCTCCGTTGACTGTCGTGTCTACCTTCTTGTATTGTTCAGGCAGACGGGCGTGTCTGTCTCTTAGTTTCTTTTCGGTTGCTCTCATTGTCTCAATATATTATTCCAATTTTATGATACCATTTGTCCGCATGACTGAACCATCCAAGCATGAATGATTTGCCGAAAATGGTTGCTTTGTAGAGTTTACTCATGTGTTAATTTGACTATTAAAATCGTTAATAAAGTTCCTTACTTGTAGGCTAAAACCTATATTTGTACCGCATTTGATTTGGAGCATTAACACCTCCAACCCGACGAACTGTCATTCGTCACCTTTCTTGTCCGTTCTCATTGAGAAAAGACATTTAAGCCCAATGTCCTGTAACTTTGGGCTTTTTTAGTTGCACTTGACAGGGTGCAGCTTAAAGCTTGCTAATACAGGTTAGTAGGCAAAACGGAGAGGAGGTGTTATTGTGAAAAATCAAATGCAAAACGAAAACGGCAAAACTCGTATTTTCTGTCGGTATATCATAAGGAACGGTAAGCGGATATATCCAAAACATTCCAAATACTTTTCTTTCTTGGTAGATAGTAAGAAAGTGGCGTAATGCTGTTTTAAGGGGATGTACAGGCATCCCTTTTTTTACTCATGGTTTATCACATCTTACATATCTAACTCCTAATATATTCAACGTCCCTCGGCAATGAGGACAAATGTTTTTGCAGTAATAAGACCCTATTACCACTGCCGGATCTTTAACTGGTGCAAAAGTGCACAAATGAGACAGACTCGTATCTACCTTTTTATATCTTCTTAATTTACTCATAATTCTATATGTAAATGATAAGTATTAATAATAGCAAACAAGTAAATAGCCACAGTAATAATACAGTCTATACATATGGCCCAACTACCGAGGCGGTAGAATCTTGATAAAGACAAAGCCATCACCGCCAAAAATAAAACCCATTGACTTGTCATTAGTCCTGCCATTAATGTCATCCACTCAAAAAGATCCAAAACGCTCATTAAAAGAAGCATGGGGTGCTTTTTAAAATATGTATTCTTATCTTCTTTGGGAGAATGTATATATTCGTATGTACGAGAATAAACCCTCTTACAGTTTAAGGCTTTCATGATTTCGTATAAAGCCAAAATACCTACAAATAAAAAAAAATATATGCTTCATTACTATCCCTCCTTATTAACTTTATCACAGAACTCCATTAACCCTTCGTGTTCTTCTTTGGATATTTCTTTCCAAAAAGTGATTATACACACGCACCCGTCATCTTCATACAACTTACGCATCATGAGATTTACATCAAAATCTCTGCCTTCAATTGATTGTGTTCCGCAGCATATTCCACCTAATTTGGATCGATAAGTATAGTAATAGTATTTTTTAATATCAATATTTCTTTCCATGTTTATATGGTATTAATTCGTTATATCTTTGTTTCTGCTCAATGTGCCAGAGCAAATCTATGTCAAGATGCTTGGCAAGCCCGAAAATCTTAATTAGAGAGTAGGATATATCTCTATCAATAAGATTTTTAGTAATATTGAAAATAGACTCTGTAAATGTTTTGCCAATGAATATGTGCGAATATTCTTCAAGCACTTCATCATCCAAACAGTCATTCTCCAACTTAATTTCACGCAGTCCGCACAAATCAAGCAGGCGGATAACGGCATCGGTAAGCTCATCAGGAACTGTATCTTTGACGTGTCTTTCAAACGAGCACTTAAATCGTTTTTCTTCTTCCACTAATGCGGAATAACGGTTAAACTCACGCTCAAAAGTCAATATACCTTTGAAGTATTTCCCTTTCCTATCTGCTTCCACTGCTTCCATAAGCTCGGATATGACAAGACAGAGGCAATGTTCGTTACTCAATTCTTCATCGTGAAAACCATGCTCACAAGCAGTTTTATAGGCGCGATCGCGTAATTTATTTAAATTCATCTGTTATTTCTTTATCAATTAATATTCCGTTTCTCTTATCGTAATTCCTCATGCGAGGACATTTACCGTCACATTTCATATTCACATGCACATTGTTTGCTATGCCCGATATGAACGACTTTTTGTAACACTGCCCGCTGTAATGGCTGTAATGTTTGCAGCGTTCCCGGAATTCGTTTCTATTTATGGCTTTCATACTTGTACTATTTCAAATTCATCTGCATGCTCTTCACCTATCCAATTGCGTTTCTGATTTTCAGTTGCAGTTTCATAAATCCTTCCTCGCTTAGACAAATTCCTTTTCCTAAAAATTGCTTCTTCTCCAAATTCTTTTACCTCTCTTATTGAAGGTGATAATCCTTTTGCTCTACAAAAGAACAATCCGGTTTCCTTATGTCTGAATTTTACTGCCATATCAATCTTCCTCTACTTTAAAAGATAATTTCTCAAGTTTCTCAATCTGCTTACGAAGAGAAGTGATTTTATTCAGCCTCATTTCTTCTGCCTTTTTCAAGGCTTCGGATTTATCGGTGAATGCACCTTTCCCTATATAAAAGCATGAATATTTAAAAAACGTATATTCTGAACCTGTAAAATCATCTCTTAGAATATCAGATTCTATCTCTTTAATACCTTCTGTTAAGGCATACTTTGTTATAAATACTTTTGCCATAATCATATAAGTTTTAACGCTTCCTGTAATCCTGCTTCAAGTGCTTCTTCGTAGGTGTCCCACTTCCCACCATCATTAGGGCCTTTGGCATCATCATCTTCCATCCATGTGCCGTTATTGGCTTTTACAATGATATATCCATAACCACAAGCGTTACGGTATATTTCAATATGCAGGTTCTTGGTTTCACGTAGCCACTTTTGAACAATGGATTGAGTAGGAACAGGGAAACTATTTGGAGCAAATTCCAACTTCATGGTAATATTTCTCTTTTGATAATTTCTTTTGCATTGAATCCGAATAAACCTTTTTTCATCTCGTGAAAATCAGCAATCGGAATTTCATTGATGTAATAATAGAAAGCCTCGTATTCATCGTTAAAATTCCGAGAAAGGAATCCATTCGGATGAGTGCTCATATATTTTTCAATGGACACAATTATTCTACGAGCATAGCTGGGAAACATCTTAAACTCTAATTGCATCTGCTTATAGTTGCAGAGCGGGCAACCTACGCATCCATGACGGGTAAGGTTATAGGGAGCGTCGTAATACCTTGAATATGGTAATCCGTACTTTCGGATATAGCCCCAAACATCTTCTTCTGTCCATGTGAGAATTGGAAGAATATGTTTTGCTCCTTTCATCCATTCTCTTGTATCACACTGCTCAGGCTCATAATCTTTTCGGGTTCTACTTTCGCCAGCTCTCATTCCTTCAATGCTTCTTTTTCCAATGCCATACCGTTCTTTTAACTCCTCGCAGCAGAACCGACGTAAACGAGAGGGAAAACCTTTCTCCTCAATCAGCTTAAAGAAAGATTTCTTTGGGTGCATTATCTGAACTTGTGGATAGTTTTTCTTTATAAAGTTGATTGTGCCAGGCGGGTCTACTGTGGTGTTAGCGTAGATTGCATTATACTTAATACCTGAACGTTCTGCAAGGTCAAGTATGACGACGCTATCCTTTCCACCGGAGAAACCGAGTGATAATGTTTCTTCACGCTCCATACTACGCAGAAAGCTTATGGCTTGGTCTTCTTTCTTGTTCATATTTTCCTGTTATAAGTTATTTAATTTTTCCTCAAACTCAGCAATGATACAATCCGCATCACCGCCATGTACCCAATTCTCCAATACGGAAGAGAGAATTTCGATCGTTTGCTTTGACTGCCATTCGGCGCCAGCTATGAACGCAAAACCTAAACTTACTATTCTTGTATGATTGGCATTGGGATTTTCTTCGAGCCATTTGTCCCAATATTCTTTCGCTGCTTCTTCTAATGTCTGTTTCATAGCTATTCTATTTAAAATATTCTTCACATTTAAAACCTTTTCTCGGCGAGAAATCCTTGAAATCACAGCTATTGTATAACTCTTTCCTGTCAGCCCAATGCGCCATATCCTTTTGCCATTGAGGGATAATTTGATGCGGATTGTTTAAGTTTCTATACGGTTGTGCATGGGGCAAGAATCTGCCCCCTCTATTTCGCCAGTGGTTGATGCGCTCGAATGATTCTTTAAAGTCATCGAGTAGGATGCAGTAAAAGAAGTATTCACCTTTATATCCGTACTTGTCAATCAATGCCGTAGCGCGTTCACATTCTGCAATCTGTCCTGGTGTATCGCACCCAAAACGAATACGCTTTATCCATTTGATCTTAGCAAGCTGCTTAGCAACATCATCAGTAACCAATCGGGCGTCCAGCCCTTGATTGAAATCTACCCGAAGGCCTAAACGGATAATTTTATCTATTTGTTCCAGTCCGTAGTCAGAAGCAAGCACATTGTTGTCCATCAGAATGATGTTCTTTCTTTCGTTTATGGCTATCTCTTCAATATCCATATAGGGAGCGATGTTCCCCTCCTTTGCCGGGACGCAACACCACTTGCACTTGTTAGGGCAACCGCGTGTAAGGAACCCGTATGCGGTTTTGCTGTCTATCTGTGGATAGAGGCTGTAATCTGGTTGCATCCGGTCTATTCTCGGTGAAAGCATCTTCTTGATGTCGTACCCAGTTCCACCTTTCTCTATGATGTCAGCATTGGTTATATATTGCAGATAGTCTTCGGTAAACGAAAAAACTTTAGCCATATATAGCTTGTTGTATCGGTTAAATGGATTGTACCATTCCACACTATCGCCTTTTGCCTTGTGATAACCGGCTATTTTCATCAATGCGAGATTGGGGTAATTGCTGTCAACTGCTAATAGTCCTATATTCATTTCTTTTTTTTGTTTTAAAAAGAACACATTCTAATTAAAGGAGCACATCCTAATGAAAGGCTGAGTGTCAAATTCTAACTTATCATTATAACTGTTGGATATGCTCCTTTTTGTTGTTACTTTTGTTTCGTCAAATTCTAAAAATTATAACCTATGAAAGAGTTTATAAAAACATCAATCTACTGCCCTGAAGAAGTAATTGGTCTAACTATCTCAATCTGCAAACAGCTTAACATTCCATGCAGAGGAAAACAAGATGCAGGGAACTTTATTTTTCAAAGAGAGCTAATAAACAGCCTTTCAGGAAATACAAGATAAATGCTTCCGTAGGAAATAACTGTTTTTATTATTCTAAAAGTCTAAACCTGATTGCGGAGTCTCTCGTTTCTCGTAATATCCTGAACGAAGACGCTCTTCGACAAGACTTGGAGGAATTTTGTTTAGCAAATCCGCCACTGCGCCTTTAGGAAAATACATGTGAAATCCCCTGAGTGAAAACACATTTTTTTCTATAAATAAGTTTGCGCCCACCACGTTATTGTTTAGCACTCTCTCCAAGCGTGCAAGGAACTTTTTATCCCTGTACGTTTGATACTTCTGTAATAGTTTTTTAATCATAATATATTATTGTAAGCTTAATCTTCCACCTCAACAAATTCGCCGTTTACTAATCTATACCAAGTATCAGCCTTGATATTCTTGCCGTCAACTACAACAGCTTTCCAATCGGAAACATCGTACGAGCTTTCTTGTTCCTCTGCTATAACCAAGATAGATCCCATACCTCCTCTGACCTTTACATTTGTTCCTCGCGCCACCGATAAACCGTTATTTCCAGTTGATGAACTACCTCTTGATGTCGCAGCACCATAATTACCAGCGGTCGCAGCACCACTATCACCAGCGGTCGCAGGAAACCCCGGATTTGCATTATTCCTATTAGTGCACCGTTCCTTTACATAAGATACGGTTGCTTTCACAAGCCCTTTTATATCGAGTTTTGCTCCGATATGTATTTTAGAACAAGCGATCTTTGTATCATCCTCATCCGCATCCATATAACCGCTTCCCTCAACTTCGTGAAACTTATTCATACCTATATAAGCAGGCGGATAATATCCAAAGACATCCAATGGATGAATACAAAAATGAAATCCATTTTCGCAAGCTCCTATTTCTCCTTCCTCCTCGTAGTCCTTGCCTTCTTCGTATTTAAACCCTCGGCATGTCATATCTGGATTAAAACCCTTGTATCCTTTTATTTTGGTAAACTCCTTTGGTAGAGTAACGTTATCCGGAAGATTTGCTCTAAGTATCATGTACGCCATATAATTTGTATCAAATCCGGCTATTCCTGTACCAATAGCGGTGAGAAGAAATTCCTTTTCCAGATGCTCTTCAGCAAACTCTCGGAAGTTTCCTAAATAGGTAATTAACTCTTCCTCGGTTACTTTCTGCATATCCTTATCCAACGTTGGAATGGCGTAGGACTGGCCTTGTATGCCTTCTGCCTGCCCCATCACTGCACCAAATTTTTCTACGGCTAATCTTGCTGCCCCTCCGGCATGATTACCGTTCATGTTAGAGCCAAAAACGAATATCTGATTTTCTGTAAGTTCCTGAATATTATCAGGAGTTAATTTCTTTTTCATAATATATTGTTGTTAGTTTAATTTATTCGTACATATTTACCCGCTATATCACACGCTCATCTCTCTGCCTCCTTAGCCTTAACCTTGCGTATTAGCGAACGGGCCTTGTTCCTCACGAGCTCCGTAATATCATCCGCGCTGTCCGCAAATGAACACTGATAGACATTGTCCGTACACTCCGACATGAACTGTACATGGGCCTTAGCTTCTTTGCCTACCTGCATTATCTTATCGTACATCTCCAATCGGTAATCAGGATGATATTTCTTAAGAACTTGGTTAAAGTCCATTGTAAACGTTTCTATCATGTCACAGATTAGAATAATCGCATTGGTGCAGGTATTGATATACTCCCTGTCTTCGGGCGACATATCAGACATGAGGCTCTGCATATTCTCCGTTTCACCTTCGTAGCTGTCAAGATATTCACGTATTACCCGATCCTCTATCTTTTGCATCTTTTCCTTTAGCAAAACGGCCTTGGCGTATTGCCTGTTGATTATATACTGGGAATGCTTGTTCTTTAGAGCAATCATTTGGCTATCCTCTCTAATTGCTCTCCTCATTCTCTCTAAGACATCTTCGGGTAGGTCGTTTATAGTTAGTTTGTTCATTTGTTTTTTATTTTTTGCCTTTAAATCTTTCGCATATTCTTCCATATCGGTCACACGCACATACCCTGTGACTTTTTACCATACAAAAGCATGAGTTTTCAATAAAATATTTAGCGTATGCACATCTTCGGCAATACACAGTAAAAAGGATTTCTTTTTTCTTTGGCATTATCTTCGGCTTTCTCCCTCGATTTTTACCACATTAAACATTTCTTTCACCCGGTCAGCGATATAGGCTCCATATCGTTGAGAAAGCTCTGTATCCGGGTCAAGATTCGTAGTCATATGGGTATAGAAATTATATCGCTGCTCATAACGGAGTTGCAATACGGTCTGAATGGCATTAATACCCGTACCAAAGTGTTTGGCATCCATAGGTTCCCTTCCTACCTCGTCAATAGCAAGATTGTGCATGCACGACCTGTCTGTGTATAGGTTCAGTCCGGAAATACCTTTCTCGGCAAACTGCAAGGCAATTTCGGCAGCACTGGTAAACTGAAAGGTCAGCCCCACATCTGCACCACCAATACAATAACGGGCGATTTTTGCCGTATAGTTCTGCATCCCTTTCAACAAGGTGGACTTACCCACCCCAATAGGTCCATGCAGCAACAACCCCTTGCTTACATCAAATACTCCGGGAATCCCCCAAACCCATTGATAAAGAGCTTTCAGCAATTGGCGATTACTATCATCAACCGTAAAATTTGGCGAGATCGCTTTCATGGATGCAACAAGTTGATTACGCCAATACATATCAGCCTGTTCTTTACTCCATTGTTTCTGATTAGCTTTGCTTTCCGAATACGATTGATTTGATACCGGCGGAGCTTTCGTCCGGCTTTGTATCAATTTTCCGATTGTTTCCATTTCTTGCTTGAGATACAATTTCATTAAACTTAGAATTGATGTTGGTTACGCTGAAATTATCAAATATCCATCCCTCTTTAATTGATGAAAGAAGATATTGAAGTGCGTATAGCAGAGATTCATCAGAAACATCCATCTGTCTTTGTTCCCTCTGAAATCTAAGTTTTTTTAATAGTTGAGACATAGCCCCTGCATCCTTGGCAGTCCAATAATAGCTATCAGAGAAAGTTTTCTTGAAATAATCCTCAAAAAGAAAGCGGGCCTTTACGTTGATCGCTTTAGGCTCACTTTTCTTTTTCCCACCTCCCCCTTTCAAAGGGGGTGAGGGGGTATTATTTTTCTTTCTCTTTACTTTTACTTTACTTTGTTCATTATCCACATGATTAATTGAATTATTTGTGCAATTAATTGGATTGATTGCATTATTAATTAGATATTCAGGAATAATTTCAGTTTCTTTTCTTTGATAGGTGGCAAGAAGAAAACGCTTTTGTATTCCGAATGAAGTCAATATATGAAACTTCTCATAAAGCGAGTTGTCGAAAAATCCGACCTGTAAAGCTTTTACCATCACTTCCTTTACTGCGCCCTCGGAAACCCCAACTGTGTCAGCAATAACAAAAGGCAAATCTTCGTCCCACAAAATATAATACCCATTATCTTTATAGATATTACACAGCAGGCAAATAAGTATAGAAGTGGATTGAGAACCACAAGCACGTGAAATCTTTCTTATCTTAACGTCCGAAAAGAAACCGACATCCATAGGGAAATAATCTATCCCCTGTTTTGTAGGTCTGCCAGCCATATTATTTTGGTTTTAAACTCATATATTTAGAATCTTATATTAGTCAATTGTCTACCATTTGAGAATACAGCCCATTTACCATTACCTCCGTCAACAAGTTTTAAGTTTTCTACATATCCGAAACGATTAATATTTCCACATAGATCAACTATCCACCCAGCTTCTTTATTTGGGTGTGGTCGGATGGCCCTACCTACTATCTGATACCACATAGCAAGTGACATTGTAGGACGTGCCATAACGACTGTATCAAGTTCCGGATAGTCAAAGCCGGTGGTTAATACCCCGACATTCGCCACTACCGAAATTTCACCAGCCTTGAATGCTTCGAGAATCCTTTCACGCTCACCTTTGGGAGTGTCACCGGAAACAATGGCGCAACCAGAGATAGAGTAAGTAAGCCTCTCGGCTTCTTTTAAGAACCGGGTAAATACCAATATACCTTTCCGTTTAATGCCTGTTTTTTGATTATTAACAAGCCGTTGAACTATATGAACTAAGAAACTATAAAAATCAATTCGTTCATATTCTCGTTGTACCGATCTGTCTGTATAATCAGCACCAGTAGTGTTAACTTTTAAATTCAATTCGTTCCATCCGGTAGGATTCATTGGATAATAGTTCAACTTAGACAAATATCCCATATCAAGTAAAGTTGATACCTGTACATGATAAATTACCTCTTTAAAGATTGCCGGACGTGTGCGAGTGATAAACTTTAGCATAGCCCCAAATTCCTGACTTGAAGAAAGTCTGTAAGGAGTTGCAGTAAGACCAAGTATCTTGCAATTTACCACTTCAAAGAATTTTTTGTACATTCCCTCCTTGGGATTAACAAGGTGGCATTCATCCACGATGATGTTCTTGAAATGGGTGAACAGTTCGGGTTGATTCTTCACACTGCCGATGGTGGCGAATGTTATCCGGCTTATTTCTTTTGAGTTAAAGGATGCAGAATAGATGCTGCAATCAAGAATACCGTATGAACAGAGTTTCTTGAAATTCTGTTCCAGTATTTCCTTCGAGGGCTGGAACACCAAGGTATGTCCATCAAGTCTTGCGGCTATATCCGCTATAATAAGGCTCTTTCCCGATCCCGTAGGTAACACCATGATAGCATTTGTTTTCTTCGCCTTGTTGTTGAAGAAAGAAACGGCAGCATCAGATGCTTTCTGTTGGTAATCACGTAGTTTGTACATGGTCAGATAGTTCTATATGTATTTCACCATTTTCTTCAAATAAGACATCACAAACGATACATACATCGTCAAGAGAAAAATCTTCTTGAAGCAATTCCTTATCGCATGAAAGCAAGTCATTACCCTCTAATTTAGAACTTTTCCCATATAACCATTTTTTATATCTTACATAAAGATTGAATTCATGAATTATATTGTAAAAGCGTTCTTTAGTCTCATCGCTCAGATAAAAAGTATCTCCAACTCTCGGCAAACATTGCAACATAACATCTTTACTAACATTGTCGTCCATATAAAAACTATCACTATTAATATGGATAGTAACCTTTATCATATTCCTTTCTCCTTTCGTAGCTTCTTATTAAGTGCTTTGTAATACTTGATTAGCTGCTCGTACTCAAAATCAGACATCTTAGAAGTACCAGCAGCTTTCACTTTCAGCAAGTCAAATTTCTGTTGTCCGATTTTAGATATCAGATTCACCCGATAGCCTTCCAAATGGTCAGCTTTGAAACGGTTGCAGTGACGGCATTCAGCATGGCAGTTATTTTCATCGAAACGTGTCGCCAGATGCGTGCGACTGAAATAGTGTCCGCAGTCAGCTTGCCCGAATGGTTTTATCTGTCCACATGAGATACAGCGAAAGTACCCGTTCGGCATTGCATCACGAAGCCGGATGAAAAAGGAAAACTCCTTGTCGAGTTTAGCTTTCAAATCCGGCTTCTTCTTTATTATTACCCCCGCTTTATCAAACAGAGGTAAAGGCTTGTCTTTTTTCTTAGGTTTCTTAATGTAATATGGCATAATAATTTGTTTTAGTTGTGGTATCGGCAGGATTCGAACCTACATCTCTCCGTCTTTTGGCGGAGTGGTGTTACCATTACACCCACGATACCAGATGCCCGTCTTTCCGGGCTGTCAATTAGACTTCGATGATTACAATGTCAGACGCAATGCTTTTTATTGCTTCAATCTGTTCGTCAATCACCTTGTTTTTGTATTCCTCTATGGCTTCATTAGCACCGGCAGATACTAAGGAAAGAGATACGTCCCGACCGTCTACATCCGCATAAATCTCAACCTCGATTTCTTCATTGGCAAACCCTTTGAAAAGAGGGATATTCAGTTTGAAGGATTTCGGTAGGTTAGAATCAACCACCTGCGAGTAGTTATCTACCTTGCTACCATTCTCTTCTTTGCTTCTTTCGATGTCTTGGTTTACCTTTGCCTTGAAGTTCTTCAAGGTAGAAACGAGCATCATATTCTGTGACTTGTCGGTAAAGAAAGCCCGGTGCATCTTCAAGAATTTGGATAGCTTAATAGGTTCCCATTTCTTTTCGGTATTGATACCAAACTCTTGCATTTCTTTTGAAGGCTGCAAAATACCGTTGATTTCTGTCTGATAGTAGTTGGTTTCATCAATTGTTAATGCTAACCCCATCTTATCACGATTTACAATGATATTGGTCGATTTCTGATTAATCAGTTCGACACGTTTTTCCAACCATCTGAGAGGTGCATCTATCGTTCCATTGATAACTACTCTTTCCGGTTCTTTTGGGTCGAGTGCTACGGGTGCTTCCCCCTCTCTCAATACTACTTCAATTGGTGCACCGTTATAATCTTTCGGTACAATCACGTTTAATTTGTTTTCGATCATGATTCCGTTCCTGTTTTACGATTAATATTAAAAATTGTCTTCTGCATTTCCTGTGGCATGATAGGACGGGAATAAACCAGCTCACCAAGTTTATTATAGTACCCTGCCATTTTTTCATCATGGTCGAGTATCTTAGCACATTCTTCATGGGGAATATACTCTGTACCTTTCTTAATATTCTCAAGAAGCGTTTGTTTTTCCTCGTTCAGGGGTTTAAGTTGTTCTTTGTACCCGTCCATCACTTCTTTCTTCTCAATCTCAATATCGTTTATCTTGATTGAGGTTTCGGCTAACAACTCTTTCTTTTGCGCCAATTCATCTGGTGTAAAACGGTGGGTATAGCCAATCTCTTCTACTGCATCGGCATTGTCCTGTAAGAACTGCCATCTATCCTTTTCGGGGATTTCTTGACCTAAAAATTTATCCATTATTCTTTAATTTAGAAATTAGTTCATCTTTCATTCTCAATATTCTGGCCATGCCTCTCATCCGGGACTGAGCTGCGAGATACATTTGCTTATACTTAGCCGCATCCGTTAAGGCACGCTCGTATTTGGCTGTCTTTTCATCGGCAAACCTGCCTATGCTGTCACGCTTGTAAACCTTTGGAGGCTTAACCTCGTTCCCGAATAAGTCATTCATGATTAAATAAATTCTTGATTTCTTTGTATTTCTTGCTGGGCGTATATCAACATTTGATGTTCATTTGCAGCCGGCAGATAAATTCCTGCTACTGATGCACTATTTGTATCGCCAAATAAATCCGTGAGATACAGCTATCTGACCGCTACAACAGGCTCGTATAGTTGCTGCTCTAAACCCTAATTCTTTAGATATTTCAGCAACAGAACTCCATTCTTTTATTAGGTTATTATTTTTGTCGTATTGTAAGACAGCTCTATTTTTCAGGGATTTTTTATAATTTGTATTAATCTCTATTTTGTTTATATGGGTCTTTCTCCATAAATATCCACCTGCAATACTTGACTTTCCGTTGCAAGCGTTAGATATATCACTTTGGTGTATTCCTGTCATTCTTGCAGCTTCTGCTTGACCTGCGTATTCAGCTATAAAATTCCCTTGTAAATCATATTGATATACAGGTTTTGAGTTCTTACACATGCTACCTGTACGACCATGATTTAATGGACTCGATTTAAGAGCTTCCGAGATTCTTTTCCTTGTTTCTTTAGACCTCTTTCTTCCATAATGAGGACTATTCTCACCAGTAAACGCAATACGAAGATGTTCTAAAGATATAGGATTGTTCCTATTCTCTTTTCTTGTTACCCAACGCAGATTTTCAACCCTATTATCATCTCTAATTGTGTTTATATGGTCTATCTCTGGTTTATTCTCAATATTTGGAATAAACGATTCTGCTACAAGTCTATGCACATAGGCTCTTTTAACTTTACCGTCTTTGTGCAAAGAAAAACGCCTATAACCAGTATATTTGTCTAATACACCGACTGATATTCGTTCATGTCCGTTTCTCGTTACTTTTATTCTACCAATAGTAGAAACTTGATATAAGCCTTCATATCCGGCTATATCTTTCCAAATCTCTTCCATGAGGATGTAAAATTTAAGGCGGCTACTTGTGTATCCGCCAAAGGTTTATAAAGAATGAAGAATATTAATCTCGGTTGTTTCGGCAAGGAGGGTTTTCAATGCTTCTTGCATATTCACATAAGAATCGTAGAACCTATCACAAAGGGAATCATAATCTGCATCTTTGTTATCAGATTAAAGTTGTTTGAACTCTTTGTAAAAGGATTGTTCGATTGCCCTTAAAGAGATAAGCAAGTTAAGTACATTGCCGTTAATGACAGAATAAGCCGTTTCGTGGCTGGACGTAGATTGAACACTACTATTATTCATGTTCGCTCTAATTTCGTTGGTTCTTGGCATTGAACGAAATTTGAGTTATTAAACGAAGAAAGGCTATCGCCTCCCGTTCCGCCAAGAACCGACACCGTTAGTGAATAACGAGCATCCAATGGGATTTGATAGCCTTATATCTTTGCGATATATACGTTTACAAACGAGCATAAAAATATGCTCATTAATCACTTTCGTATGTCATGTTCTTGGCGTGAACATTGCAAAGATAGCTCAAATTTCTTAATAGCCAAATATTTTTATAAAAATTCTTTGTGCCTTTCTATTTCTTGCTGGATATGGATTAAAAACTCTCTTTCGTTTGGACTGGGTAAATATATTCCAGCTTCACTACTTGCAAAATTCCTGAACCTTTCAATACTTAAGGTCATTTCACCCGTTGTCAGTTCAGCAGAACTGCGCAAGTATGTAACTTCCTGTCCTTTCTTGTTGACCGCCTTTCGCTCAAACAAATCACGATTACAAATCCTTTTATAAAAATCTATTTTTGCTTCGTCAAGGCTGCAACCGTATTCACTACCGAAATACCCTAAAAGAAGATGCAAGTAGCTGTTTTGGGCAAGCGTGCGATTAGGTAGTTTCTTTTTCAATTCAACTACTGCACGCTCTTTAAACAACTTGTTTACATATTCTTTGAATTTTGGTATTTGGTATTCATTTTTTAAGTCGAATAGCATAATTAGAATGGTGGATTATCATTATTATAAGGTGGTGGAAAATTCTGCGGCTGTTGCTGATAAGTCGGCTGCGGTGTAGGTTGTTGAATTGGTTGCTGTGCCAGTGTAGCTTGTGGGGATTGCGATACACCGCCACGCGCATCTATTTTGTAACACCGAATAGATGCCATACGTTTGAGTTCTCCGTCTTGATTCGTCCAAGAACGCCCTTGTAAGACAAATGATACAGTAACAACATCACCCTGATTAAAGCGGTCAAGTTCTGCACACTTATCGCCTGAAAACTCTAAGGGAATAACATTCTCATACTCGCTACGTTCTCCCGTATAAGGGTCGTAAGTGGTAGCATCTAAAATAAACTCCCGTTTACTAAACGGGGAACCACCACTTTTAGATGGTATTTGGACGGTCTGACCGATTTCAATTATCCGTCCGGTTATTTGATTTGCCATTAATTTTCTCCTCCAAATATCTTTTTATCGGTTATAAGTTCTCTGTTTTCTTCCAAGAACCGGATAAACTCTTCACAATGATTAGTAAGAATAGGAATATCACGTTCTGGATTGAAAACGTATGTTTCTGTATAGGTATCTACCACATAACCGCCTTTGTTAAATTCTACAATGTTATATTCAAACGTCCGCACATCCGAACCGTTCTTCATCAAAGCGTATGGATAAACCAAATGTTGGTGGTGGTCTTTGAACTTCCCTACGGTATAGCTTCCGGTTGTTTTGATGTCGTGGACGCTGGCTGGCATCAGTTCGTCAATTACCCCATAAGCCAAAACATTGCCGTATGCGGTTGGAAGAATCGCTTCTACTCTTTGTTGGGTTAATGCTCCTTTGTAGTAATTGGCAAATTCTCTGCAAAGAGAAATGGGAAAAACAAATGTGCGGTCATTGTAAACAACCGTATAGCAAGTATTATCCTCGTTTCGCTCTACATCCATACCGTTCGGCTTGCGATTTTCTATAAGAGCGTCCACTAACTCATTAAAGGCTGTTCCCTTGTCTGCCGCTTCGCTGTCGAATGGCTTGCGGTTAATCCGGTCTATTAGTTCTTGAAACTGCTTCTGCCGAAACTCTTCTTCCGTACATGGCGGATTCTCACTCCACCCATAATAACGCTCATATATGACATCGCTATTAAGGTAATTGAAGTAAGAATCCAATAATGTTGCATATATACGATAGTTAGGCTGCATCTGAGTAGATTTTAGTTTCCTTATTGAATACCAGTCCCAAAGCCTTTACCTTTGCAGCAAACAAACTTCTCGCCATCATCAAAGAACTACCAACGTGTTCAAACTCATTAATATGAGAGGCGAACTCATTAGCGGACTTGGCATCAGTTATAAACTCAATACTTTCTTTGATTTCCTCTATCACCTTATCATACTTTTCCTGTGCCGCTTTCTTGGCGGCAAGCATACCCAAATACGAATTTATTATTCTGGTAGTGATAAAGTCGTTCTTTCCGGTTGGATTACCATTCTTGTCAAGGATGGTAGGAACCTCCATTACTGAAGGAAGATTGCAGGTATTCTTACCGTCATTTCTTGAAGTCGGGTCAAAAGTTATAGTGCGACTTTGAACACCTCTTTCGCTTTTCATTTCAAGATAGCCAAGCAAATCCAATTCAGTAACGATGGAGTTGTAGGACTTTTCACGCAAGGCAGGGATAAATACCGTATCATCACCTTCTTTTCTTGTATCACGATGGGCAACGAAAATGATGTGCTTATTAAGCCCCGAAAGTGTTCTTGTCATCCATGAAAACTCTGCATTGATACCACTCCAATCCCTGATAGACGGTTGGCGGCTGCCACATTTATAAGTAATGATGAAATCCATCATCTTACCAATGGTATCAACTACGATTGTCTGATAAGCCGATAAATCTTCTTGCAAAACCTGTTGCACATCATTCCATGAAGTGACCTGTACGGTACCTATGCTTTCCAAATGCGCCATATTCATACGCTTAACGCCATTATCGAAATCCAATAATAACGGTTTCGGTGCGCTCAATGCCACTGTTGATTTTCCCATACCAGCTTGTCCGTAAATCATCATCTTTACAGTGGTAGGGATTACTAATTCGTTACTTTTTTTAATAAGACTCATAATCATTCTTTTTAATTACTGATTTAACTTTATCTCTTGCAAGTATTCTGCTAACATTAGCAACTGAAAGAGCCTGCTTAATTTCCGTTTTTGAAAAGTAAAGAGGTGAGTTTTTCCCTTGACCTTTACGAAATGGTTTGATAATATCTTTTTGAACAAGAATATTAAACCGTTTCAAGTCTATTTTCATCATTTTCAACCACTTTTTCACCTCTCTTAATCTGATACTATCTTGTGACGGTTCATAAGATTTTATGGCTTCCATATATCCAACCTGATAACTGTCAATCATTATAGATTGAAGATCCTCTATATTCATTATAACCTCCTAACTCTTTCCATTATTTCTATTCTAACCCTTCTTGACCTTCTCATATCACTTTGTTCATGATAAATTGAAAGAGAGAATACACACAACAAACAACAAGCAACCGCAGAACGCATGATAGGCGAAAAGTCCATAGTAAATTTAATTCCGGATATCCTTTCGTGAAGCATTGTAGCAAGTTCCCTTCCATTACGTACATGCAATATCTCAAAAGCCTTTTGTAACTGATTATTAATTGTGCTGACCGCCCGGCATTTAAGATTGGCAATTTCCTTTTTCTCATACCCTTGTGCATACATTCGCGCTGTTATTTCGCACTCAGGTGTAAGCTCTGTAAATATTCGGTCCATAATCGTGTAATCTTTAAAGGGCTACTTTATTCGTATGATAGAAGTAAAACCCGGATTTTCCGTTTCTGAAACTCTATACATAATGTCCATTTTCCCCCTTAGTTTTTTCAAAAGACGAGCATCACGATTTCTACGTGAAGCCTCTGATTTTATTCCGGCATGGCGTGATTTATCAAAGGGAACTTTGTAAATATCACCAATCTTCATTTCATCAAACAGCCTTGCTGTCTGATAATTTTCATCCACTGTAATTTCTTTTATCATATCTATATTGTTTATAATTATTTCTATAAAAACCGAACTATCTTCACAGACCATTCGGATAAACCTAAATAAATACTAACACTACTTTCTTGTAGCATTTCTTTTACACTTAAAAAAGAACTACCGCCCGTATAAGGGTAAAGGGGTAACGTGTACTTTGTATCCCTCGCGGCTTTTTATACGGTAATAGCACTAACCTTTCTGCGGTGTTGTACCCTACCCGGTTCTCGCTACCGGATGCCAGACTTAAACTGTCAGTAGGGTTATATTAGAACTTTCAGCGATACTTGTGCCTAATCAAGCATACTCACCACGCTAAAGACAAATTGGCGTGCTGAAAGCATTGTTCATTTCATTTATATAGCCTTGCCACCAGTCCCGGCATCTCTGCTATGGTGGCTTCTATATTTCGTTATCTTTAGTTGGCAAAAACGGCTTATGAATTACACCGTAATTGCTTTCACAGACTTGTCAAAGAGCTTAATCAAAGAACCCTGCCCAGTTCTCGCTACTGGATGCCGTTCAGTTCGTCTGCAAGGTTATCATGAATTATTCAATGCTATCGTAGTAAGACTGATGTTGCCTATACTCTTCTATCACGTTATCAGTATCATTACCTACTTTCTCTACAATCTCATTGTACGCAGCACAAGAAATGTTTTGCATTACGGCTTCTTGATAGTCACATTTGCCCGCAATACCAAGTACGAAGAAAAATGCAATCATACCAGCAACGAACATTATTATTTGTTTTGTTAATCTGCTCATATTCATATCTTTTATCTGTTAATGTTATCGCCAAGAACTATCGTAGTATCTAAATGTAGGATTCAAGTCGACCAAAGTCTGTCTGAAATTATTAGCCGGTTTGGGATAATCTTGATACATGGGGGTAACCTGTGCTTTAAATTCATCCATTTTCAGATGAGCATCACACCAAGCCATTTTTAAAGCACCTGAAAGAGAATAATTATAATTACACACATATACATAAGCTCTCTGCATAATGGCACGTCTATTATACTTGCCATTCTTTACCAGTTCATAATCTCTTTTTGCTTTCATAACTTAAATAATACATTAATACTATTGCATCACATCTCAAAGTTGCGTATCTTTGTAACGTTCTGATGATGCAAATATACTATAACTTTATAGTACAACAAAATTAAATACTATAAAATTATAGCATAAAACATTATTTAACAATAAACGCTGTTTTTACCTTATTATATAAGACTATGGATTTAAAAGATTTTGTAAAAGGCGTAATTCTTGATGTCACGAATGCTGTAAAGGAATGTCAAGATGAAGTTAAAAATGGAGCTATTATATCTCCGACAAATAGTAAGGCACCTGAAAAACTCAGGGCAGAATCTGGGGACTTAAAAATATCCTATATTGATTTTGAAGTAGCAGTGACAGCTGGAACATCAACAGATATTAATGGAGAAATAGGAGGAGGAATAAAAGTACTTTCCTCTTTTATTGGGGCAAAAGCCAGTGGAGATAATAAGGAAACAAACGAGAATGTTTCAAAGGTAAAATTCTCTATCCCGGTTGTTTATCCCACATTTGGAGTAAAAGAACGGTCTAATCATGTCTCTGTATTTTAGATTTGTATTTGAACATTCTTTTAATTCTATATAAGTCATAAAAAGCATCATTAAATGCACTATCCATATTCTTTTGATTAGGATGATTTAGATGCGAAAAGTATATGCGAAGAAATAACTTTTTATAATACCATGCTTTTATGGCTTTTCTGATTGATTTAAACATAATAAAAAGTATAACGATCATTCCAAAGTTGCGGTTTGGGTGATCTTATTAAACAAAGTTCCGCAACGACTTATTTTTAAACAAAATACCCGCAATAGGTTGCAGCTATTACGGGTACTCATATATTAAACTCCGAAAGGAGGATGTTTAATCAATTTGTCTCTGTAACATCTGCAACTTGTTACGTTGGCAAAGATATGAATTTTATTTCATATACTATAACTTTAGAGTATGAAAAATGAAGAAAAAAACCGAATTATTGAAGAAGCATTGAATTTAGTAAATGATGCTATTTCAAAAGGAGTTTCAAAGTATAGAATAGCAAACGACACATCTATCAATGAAACAACGATAGGAAATTATGCAAATGGAAAAACAAAACCATCTTTCGCAAATGCAAAAATTCTTATCAAGTATTTTAATTCATTTGAGATTTTTGACAACGGAGACACTATCACAGCAAAAAACAGTTATGTATCTCAAGCTAAAAATGTAGATTCTAAAAATAATTTTGGTTCCATTGGAGGCAATAATCGTTCTACGTATAATAATGCCGGAAATACCTCCAATGAAGATACAGAGTTTTTAAAACAAAAAATAGAACTTCTTGAACTTCGATTGAAGGAAAAGGATGATATTATACAAGCAAAAAATGAGACTATTGAAACCAAAAACGAAATAATTGAAAATTTAAAAGCTAAGATAAAATAATACACGCATTTAATAAACAATACTCCTTAAAAAACGTTTTATATGCTTATAGATTAATACTAAAAGCATATAAAATGAACGAATGTGATGTTAGCCTAAATTGTGGCTCCATACAAGGAGATAACAAATCTACGTATTCAAATGTAGGAAACACATTCAACATTTCGTTTAAGGAAGGTGGTTATAAACAAGTTATAAAACCTGATGGAACAGTAGAAATTTATAGCTTTGATTTTATCGAAATAGAAAGCATGAAATATTGCAAATATTTAACGCAAAGAATAATAGATTTAGAAAAAATCATTTTTGAGAAGGATATAATAATTAAGTCAAAAGAAGATATTATAAGCATTCTTAGAAATGAACATAAATAATAACAAATTAAATATCTAAGATTATGAAGAAGATTTTATTTTTAATGGCAATGCTTCCAATAGTTTTGTTTACTGCATGTTCATCAGATGACGAAAATAACGATTACGAAAATCGCCTTGTGGGGATTTGGGTAGAAGATACCGAATCAACATTTGAAGTATTAAATCTCGAACTTAAATCAGATCATTCTGGGTATTTTTGGGCAACCGATGATGGAGTTATAGATGAATTTGGTAAGCAAAAGTTGACATGGAGTGCAACAGAAAATACATTTACATCAACATTTGAAGGAAAGAACACAGAAACCATAAATTATCAAATAGTTAATGGGAAATTGCATTTAGGAGAAATCGTGTACGTTAAGAAATAGATTTGCGAAATGTTTCCCCATTGTTTACCCATACAATAGAAAATAAGCAAATAACAATTTGATTATCAAGGATATAAAACAAACAAGTCCTCAGATTGTGGTTCTGAATGTCGAGGGTTCGAGTCCCTTCAGTCACCCAAAAGAAATCCTTAATAGTCAATAGATTATTAAGGATTTTTTTCTTTACAAAGACAAACTTGATCAGAT